TTTTTTTTTTGATTTAAATTCCTACTAAGGTAAAAGATAAAATGTCCTAAAGACGGTTACTAGGACAAGAGCTGGTTTCGAATGAAACTTTTATTTGTAAACTAAGTGAAAATGATGAAATGATTCCTGTTTAATAGTTACATTATACTATAGCCGTGTTTAATCCGTCTTAATCACGCAGTGTAGCGTTATTTTATTATAACCTATACGATTCATCGTCTTAACTAAGATCGTCGTCCTATGCTTGTTATATTGCGTTCTCTGATATCGAGTAACGAGGTCACGGCCGTGAAAGTATTCGAAGTTTATCTCAAGATATATAGTGATCTTCATTTAAACGATGAGACAACAAAAATAGAGGCATCCCCAGGGATGCCTCTGATTCTGTCCGTTATATTGCTATAACGTATCGCTAAGCTTAGCCAGCTGCTACACCCATGGTAGTAGAGCGTTCTTGTTGCGCTTTATCAGTCGCAAAGTTAGCTTTCATCTTAGTGGTATGCTCAGTACGAGCCATTTTGTAGTTTTGTTGCATGATACCAGTGCTATCAGCTGAAGCTAAATCATCGTAAACTTTGATTTCGCCTGCTTTCACGATATCTTCATAGGTGTCACCTAAGTATGCACGACGGTCTACTGAAGCCATGCCGCGGATTTCAAGAGATTGCAAGATGTTGTTTGCAAGTACTTTTGTACCACTGTTAATTTCTTGGATACAAGTAAATTTAACAGTTACCTCAACTGTCTCACGACCTGAAGTTTTATCCATTTCACCCACACGATCACCAGCGTTATCTGGCATCATGTTAGTACACAACCATGCATTGACTGCATAGGTACAAGTTGGATCTGGCTCGATGTAGATACAAGTCGCTGCGATGTTTTCAGGCATTAAGCTGTAAGCATTGAATGCAGCTGATTTACGGTTGTTGGTTTCAGTGATGTATTTTTGAGTCGTTACAACACCAGGGATTTGAGTAATCGGATCACCCATACCCATAACAATCCAAGTTTCGAAGAATAAACTGATACCACGACCGATTACATCATCCCAAGTATGAGTTGGTTCTGATTTTTCACGGGTAGTACGAGAGAATACATCGAATACTTCGTTTGCACCTACGTTAGTTTGAACGTATTCAGCTTTAATAGAAGAATCCAAACCAGAGATTTTCTTAGATTTGTTTTCCATCAATGCTTTAAACGCACGAACCATTGATTTACCGTTATCGTTACCGATGTATTTGAAGAATAATGGTACTTCTAATACAAAGCAGAGAACGTTATTACGGGTGTATGGTGTATTGGCATTCAATACACGGAAGTCGGTACTAAGACCATTCTGACCATCCACGTCAAGACGTGCAACAACATCAGAAACACCATTAGCAAGACCAACTTTATTTTTAAGAACTGAGTCTTTTGCGATGAGAACTCGTCCATTACGTAAAGTACCACTAGGCATTTGTCAAGTCCTCCATGCGTTTTGCAACCACGAATGATTTATTCAAGGTACGCATATTTGGACCGTATAGATCTACTTTACATGTCCAGCTGTAGCCTTGAGCTTGGTCTTTCGTGTCTTTATAAGTTTGCGGAACAACCACAACACGGTCATCATAACGACCACGTACACGGTCACGGATCATGGTGTCAGATAACTCCATGAAATCTTCATCAGTCAGTTTACTGTTACCAGTTAACTCCGCCCATACTTGGAAACAAATATAGTCGATATCGCAGATGATTTGCATTGTGATATCAGAAGTTAAGATAGAGGTATCGTTTTTGTAAACTGTTTTAAGACCAGGGCAGAATACTACACGGTCAGATTTATTGATGAAGTATGATACACCGTTATCCCAAGAACGAATACGAGATTCAACAGGGATATAAGCATTAGTTACTTCTTTACCTTCCAATACATGGTTGTATGGAGGTGCATCATAACCATAACCTGCAAGCATACCACCAGGTTGACCCATGTATTGCGCACGCATACGTGCTACTTCATACGTCATTGGAACGTATTTTTTATAACGTGGGTTATTGATAAGTTTCATCGCTTGTGGGATGATTACTGCACGCATTGCACCTGTACCGAATAGTTCAGATTCTACGTAGTTACGTGCTTTAGAAACAAGGTTTGCACCGATTGATTCTTCTGCATCCACAGCTGGCGCTTGGTTAGGGTTGTTGATGAAGTCACAAGTACTCATCGTTAAGTTAGCTTCTTGACGTACACCAAGTACTTTGTAAAGACTGACTTTAGTTTCAGTAGAATAACCCACGTCGTATACTTGACGGAATGGATATTTACCTTGGTCTCTCCAAGTAGTTGGGTGTAATTCGTTACCGGTTGCCATGGTATCAAAGATTTCTTTAACTAATGCGTCAAAGTTTTTATTGTTCATAGTACCATCGCCACCACCAGTTAACCAAAAGGTTTTACCGCTGTCCATAGAGATCGCATCATTGCTATCTAATTCACGTTGTACGTAAATTGCATTATAAGGGCGGTTGGTGTGGTCACGACCAGTAAAGAAGTTGATGAGATGTTTACCATCTTCAACACCTTCAGTTGTGCTTAACGCCGTATTGTTGGTTTGCGCTTCAACTTTATACATTTCACCTAGAACTTCTTCTAAGTTTTCACGATATAGATGGAAGCTACCGATATCACCATAAGTGGCTGGTTTACCGCCACGAGTATCGAAGTCTTGATAACTATCTAAGAAAATTTCTTCGAAGTCGATAGATGCATTACCCGCATTGATATCGAATGCACCTTCTTTGAATGAACAAAGAACAGCATTACCGCCAGTTTGAGTTTTAACAACAACACCATCAGCACGTTCATTTTGACGTGTTAATACTTGGATGTTGTAAAGGTAAGCTTTTTGATCTAACAATGTGCTTACTTGAGCATTAGTCAAGCCACCACGTTTGTTAGGTGCACTGAAACGAAGACCGATGTTGTTACCAGATTTACCTTTCCATTGTGCTTTGAATTCAAAGATTGGAGAGATTTTAGATTGGCTGGTTGCATCATCACGTACTTGTAATGTACCAGTACGAGTTTCTAATGTGCCAAGTTTACCATCTGATGGCATTGCGATAACGCGCCATCTTGCAAGGATACCTTCGATTGGTTCTTCAGTACTTAATACGATTTTGTTATTTGCATCGACTTCGTGTTCACCAGAAACAGTACGAACTGTTTTACGGAACTGAGGTGATTTAACCCATTCGATTGCTAAACAAATACGTGCTTCTGCTGGCATGTCTTTTGGATGAAGACGTTGTACCATCATTGGGTTGCCGTATTCTTTGAATAGGTTAGCAAAAGGCGTTGCTAAAGTACCATAAGGACTCTTTTCATCAAAGATCTCTTCCCCGAATAAAGCGACTGCAGAAGAAGCAGAGCTGATTACTGCATTGAATGGACCTTTACTTGCATAAGTAAATACCACAGGTAAATGCATCGGGATCTCTGGTGCAACGTAAGGAACAGCACGGATGGATTCATCCTTCGTACCCGGATACCAAATCAGCGGGGTACTATTGTGCGGCTCAAATGTAGCCATAACCATAGAGAAACTCCTCTTTATTTATTGGTTACTAATATATTAGTTTTATTATCTCACCCAGTACTAGATGGAGATAACCGTTATTGCTCTTGAGCTATCAAAGTAAAATAAAGTAGGGTGACTAGAATTCCTACAGTTCCCACTATTAATAAACTCCTTAATTAAGAAATTTATGTCGTTTTATACCCCAGACATAAGGGGTCTACCCTCGGTCTTTCGCTTATGAAATGGCTTAAGATCTAGGGTGGGTCGATTTTACGACATATGATACGAACTCTGTAGACTTTTACACCTAGACGTAGGTGATCAAAAATATGGAGTATGACATTATAAACCACATTTAGCTAAATGAGTATATAAAAGATGAACATGAAAAGTCCTTATGAGACCATGGTTCTGCGTCGGTCTAACATCAGTAAACTCGAGCAGAAATTAAAAGAAATGGTGATCACGAAGCAAGTGAAGTCTATTGACCAAGAAGGGAAATATGATTTCGACACCTATCGTATTTTAGGTGTAGCAGGTGATGTAGAACTTCCTTATTTCTACCAACCTATCATCATCGAGTTACCAGAACAAAAACCAACGATTATTGTTGACTTCCGTTCTTATGCCGGTATTAAATTAGAAAATGATATCATCCATCGTAACAAAACTAATGAAAGCACTAACTTCATTATGGTTTATGCAATAGCTATGGGTGAATGGATGAAAGATGCGGATTCGTTAATCTTAACGCAAGACTTGCCAATCAATACCTATGGTGCATTAGTTGCTGAAACGGTAGCACGTCGTTTAGGTTTAGATCCAGAATCAACTTTACGTTTGATGGCAGCGTTCCAGTTGTTCTATGCGACCCGTACTGTAAAAGATATCCAAAATATCAAACCAGAAGAACTTGCTTCTATTGCAACGATTCTTTCTCGTAAGATGAAAGTGGATATCGGTACCCACATGCAGATTGTTGAAATGTTAGATGCTTCTGATTTGAAAGATATCGATTCATTCATGAAGAAAATTCGTGAGTTAGCCTGGTCACCACGTCTATCTAAATTAAGCGTAGGTGATTTAACAATCATGCTTGCAGGTGGTTGGATCTCTCAAGGTAACCCAAAAGAAACCATGGCCGTGGCAATTGAATATCCACCAACATGGCTTGCGATTAACTTTACTTGTGCGAAGAATAAGTTCTATCAAAAATTACCATTAGGTCAAATCATGAAACGTTTAGATCGTAATGGTGCGTTAGGAACATTCGTAAGTAGTAATACCGCGAAATACTTCGGTCCAGTATACGAATAATTTTATTTAATAAGGAAAACAGAAAACATGGCTGTGATTAGTCCTTATTATCAAGAATATCTTATCCAACATGCCGCTAAGCTTGTTTGGTGTAGTCCTTATGAAGATGAGCAATATATCATCGAGGCTGCCCAGCTTACTGATGCAAATGGGGATATTATTGATACCATGGTGTTTGAGCGTTTATTATCGCTCCCAAATAACACCGACCGTTTCCACATGTATATGATCGGTGGGAACTATCCGGATGAGTTTAACTTATCCCTTTATAAAGAAAGATGGATACCGATTACAGAATGGTGCTTAGAAGCTGACTTCCTTGTTCGTATTTATAATGATGCGGGTATTTTAGTTCCACTTTGTAATGTCTTCTATTTCTTAGAAGATGATGGTACGATTTTATTTGCGATCCGTGAAGATGGGGATTTAGGAATTAAGTTTGGTGTAGAACCAATTTACTTCCATTTCAGAAGTAGTCATTTCTGGAAAATGAATAACCAGACTGAACGCACTAAACGTGTTTACGTGGATAGTCGTATTTATAAGAAAGGAACCGACTTAAGTGATATGGTCAATGCTTATAACGATCGTTATGAGAAGGATTATCATAACCCACTTATTTTTACGAACGGTAGACCATCCAATAAAATTATGGGTAACAACTACGGTGACTACGTTGAAATGTCAGATGATGGTTCCGTGACTCATGTGGAATATCATGCAGTAAAATCATTACGTTCATTCCATTCTGATTTGGATAAATGTAATAAGTATTTACTGATGTTAAAACACGTACAAGATAAAAGAAAGATCCACTATCGTGATGATATTGAGATCTTCCCAATCTACGTACCAAGACTTCAGATTGTTAACTACATGAAGATGTATCCAGAAGCCACGTTGGCGGATGCAATCGAACATGCTGAGTTTGAAATGGGTAACTATTATCACCGTAATCGTGAAGACAGTTTACGTATGGTGACTCATCAAGCTTACTCATTGCCAGTTGACTATCTTCTTTCTTCATTAACTTCAATGCAAGAGAAGATTGATATTGATAACTGGTATTTAAAAGTTGTGGTACATGAATCAGGATTGGATCGTAATCTCATTGCTGAACGCCATCATGTCATGGAGTTATATCAACTTGATTACGAAAAACGTTTAGATGCGATGACGGATACTGCATCAAATATTGATGTATGGAAAGCCAGTGAACTTGAGAAATCAGATTACAACTATCTGATGCGTTGTTTTAGACACGAGCTTACAGCGGAACGTGTTTTAGATGCTTATGGTTATGACCAGGCTTCATTAGCGTTAGCGAACCCTAACGTATCAATCACTAAAGATCCAAATAAAAACTACTTCATTATTCCGGTTGGTTTGATGGATAGTTGTACGATTTATGAGTATGACAGAGATGGATTACTTTTAGGTTGGTACTATAGTACTGATACCATGAAGTATTATCCTGTTAATGAAGGGACAATTTACATTGAGGCAATCTCAGGTAAAGGTTCTCATGAGATTTCATTATATAAAGATGTTGGTATTGGTGACAAGATCAATGTCACTACTAATGCGATCTCTAACTATCGTTTATATCGTATCACTAAAGTACTCGGTTTAAATGACGTGATCACCTATCAAGGTGGTTATCGTGACGTAACCAATGTTGCAACCAACTTCGTACAACGTGACGATGGTTTCTCCTTTACTAATGGCGATCCAGCAAACGTTCGTTATGATGTTGTTGGTGATGATAAGTTCCTTTGCCGTGATTTGATCTTAGTACCTGCTTCAGATGGGGTAGTGGACTTTACTTTAGTCCATGGTGAGAATAACGAGATCTTAGATATTGCTCCTGCTAAAATTGCAGTGTGGTTAAATGGAAGAGCGTTAATTGAGAATATCGATTACCGTGTGGATTTCCCTCGTGTGATCATCTTCTCAAAACAATACCTCAAAGGCATGACTGAGCAAAATGAACTTCATATCACCTATCGTGCATTAGGCTTTAGCCGTGACGGTAAATCAACCGATAAACCACGTGAAGTGGGTTATGTGATTGATGGTAAGCTCTCTGTCGATTATCACTATGACCTACATCAAAACCGTATTTCTCGTGTGATGATTGGTGGGGGTGTTTATAACCCACATCTCTTGAAGTTCGATGATCAATATGGTGAAGCGAAAGTGAAAGTACCAGATGGTACACCATACTCGATTGATGACCACTATATTGCATTACGTGGTTATGCGGGATATCGTCAGATCTATCGTTTCCAAGAATCCGATAGACAAAATAATATTGATATCATCAATTATCTCTCAACCCGACTACAACGTGAGAAATTACCAAAACATGTTGTGGTAAATGGGAAATATGAATTATACTCACCTTTCATGTCTGCAATTATTACGCATGTGTTAGCTAACGAACGCAAATACATCGAGTTCGACTATCACAACAAAGCGAAAGTTGCACGATTGATTAGTAAGTTTAAGTTCTTATTAAATAGTGATCCATGTGTTAAAGGTTACGATGAAGACTTTGCTATCGTTGACCCAAGACCATTTGACCAAGCTCAACCGACTGTAGTACATCATCGTATCTACGCTTTATTTGAGCATATCAATCAAACTTACTTAAATAACAAGGTAAGATTGAATGGTTGGTTTAAGGTAACACGTACTCGTCGAAACGTAACAGAATAAAAGGATAAGATAAGATGGAGTTAAATGAACTCAATCAAGCTACTCCAGACGTCACGTCGATAGACCGCAATGAAAAGCGCGGCTGGCGTCAATGGAATATGAATCAGATCTATATGGGTCAAGATTCAAAAGGATTATACGTACCAAACGTCGGTGATATCGTTGAAGATATCCGTGGTGGTATCATCCGTTTTAAAGAGGTGGTGAGTGTGGATGAGTCTACACTTATCCCAACTTTTGCAAACCTAACATTCGCAAAAGAAGATGAAGGTGAGCTTAATCAATTTAGAGGGGTGGGTCCAGGTTATCAATCTGAGACTTGGCGTATCTTCTACGATAAGAGTGTGATTCCGCACACTTTAATGGTTGATGTGAACTTACACCAATACGGTACAGATACGGCTTATATGAAGCTATTCAAAGGTCGTGATACTTCCTCAACCGGTAAAGTGATTTCTCAATATCGTAATAGTAACTTAGATAACTATTCTGAGAACGTACCACTTGTTACTATCGGTAGTCGTTTTGATGACAGTAATGCAATTAAACGTCCACTCGTTTGTCATACGACTGAACACCTTGAAATTGGTGAAGTAGTGACAGCAGTAACTTATTCTGCTTCAGGTAAAGCATGCAGTGAAAATACTTTCATTGTAGCGAATGCAGCAAACGTACGTAGTTTAGATGCAGCGACGGCTTACGTAACAGGTATCGAGTTAATCAGTCCGTTTATTTCATCATCTGATGACCGTTTAGTAGAATTCCCATCTAACATCCAACGCGATGGTTTATTTACGATGGCGAAAGTTTACTACAGTGATGGTAGTGATCGTATCCTCTCAATTGATGGTGGTCGCTTCTCTATCTTAGGTTTAGATCATTATATCTCAACCTTACGTGGTGAAACAAACTCATTTGGTTTACGTTATCAGTTAGCCGATAATGAACTTGCATGGAATGCGTCAATCGGCGCAGATCGTCATATCACTGAAATCTATCGCTATCGTACATTAGAAGTAGATGGTAGTTACTCAGTGAACTTAGTGGCTATCCCACGTTGGGCAGATGCAACAGCAGGTTACGAATTAGAATACTGGTTGTTCAACCTTGATCGTGATATCGTGTTAAATGTCACCGATTACATTGAACCAGGTGCCAACACTGAAATGTTTAATGGTAAGAAATTTGGTACCGTGCAGCATATCTCAGTGGCACTTGAGTTATCTAAACTGAATATCGGTTTAAATAGCTATCGTCATGTTCAGAATTTCCAAATCGGTTTATCTGGTAATCCATTGAACTATGATGTTCCTTACTTGATTCAATACCACGTATCACAAACTCCTGGTTATGGTGCAAATACTAAACTTAAAATGTCACGTCGTGAACGTGCTGATGAGATTGGTATTAACTTAAATGGTTATTTAGACTTCCGTTCATTAGATCTCTTCTTAGAAGGAACTTACTATCAAACTAAACCATTGTTTGATGAGAACGTCGAAGCTAAAGCACCGGTACCAACACACTTCAGTGTGACCACACCAGATGGTACATCCGTGGAATTTGAAATTGAGAAATGGAACCAAGAAGTGGGTATTCCAAACAATCCTCAGTTCCCAATGGTGGAAGGTAGTACATTAACAATCGAATGGTTACGTAAATTATCCCCAACTGAAACGCAACATCTTTCAGTCACACCGATGATCTTACGTTACTAATAAGGTAATAATAACATGATACTTTATCAAGAAGACTGGTTGCGTTATCCTGGTGCGATAGCGGATTTCCAGACAACGAACACCTCGTTCATTCGATTCTGTAATCTACTGAAAAAGCAAGGGGTAAAGAACTGCTTGTTCCCACTAGCACTTTTTGATAAACGTCTCGTAGGGGTCGATCCATTCGACCCCAAATTACCTGCTGAACTTTGTACAGCTGTTATCATTGAGTGTAAACGAAATCCTTGGTATTGGTTACGTGAAGTGGCAAGACTTCCTGCAACTGGTACTGATGGTATCCGAGTACAAGCCAACCGTTCTATTATCGCCATGTGGTGGTGTTTATTAAATTGTTTCTCAACCTATGCTATCCAACCCCGTCAGACAGGTAAATCTGTTGGGGCGGACTTGTTCCACGTGTATAACGTGATGGTGTATGGATATAAGACGCAGGGCTTACTTATTACTAAAGATAGGCCCTTGGTGGTTAAGAATACGGAACGTCTTAAAGCGATCCGTGGGATGTTACCTTCTTACATGTGGATTAAAACGCGTAAGGATAAAGATATCGAGGATTATATCAACTATGCTCAGGAGATGAATACCCTCAACTTAATTCCTGCTCAGAATGACCCGCAATCAGCGATCAACGCAGCTCGTGGTTATACAATCGAACGACTCCATGTGGATGAGATCGCTTTCGTAAAATACAACTGGGTGATGTTACCTGCTGTATCCTCAGCGATGGACGCGGCAATCAACAATGCGAAAGCAGCCGGTATGCTTTACGGAAGACTTTACACGACAACTGCAGGTGACTTGTCAACGAAACAAGGTAAATATGCTTATGATTTATTTGTCAGTGGTTGTCCTTGGTCTGAAGGACTTTACGATAAACAAAACCGGGAAGAAGCGTTAAACTTTATTAACTTCCAAACTGGTTTACCTGTTCCATTAGTGAGTATGCAGTTCTCGCATCGGATGTTAGGGATTTCCGATGAAGAGTTTTATTCTCGTATCATGTCTGCACCATCAACAGATGAGGATATCAATAAAGACTACTTCTTAATCTGGGGTAAAGGTGGTAAAGATAATATCATCCCTAAGACAATCTTAGCGGATATGGATAAATCTATCCGTATGGCAAAATACAATGAGATGACCTCAACTGGTTACGTAATCCGTTGGTATATTGATCAGGAAGAAATTCCTCAATACATGGCAACGCATAAGTGTATTCTCGGTGTCGATACCTCAGAACAGATCGGTCGAGACAGTACTGCATTAGTATTGATTAATGTAACTGACTTATCGGTTGTAGCCACCGTATCTATTCGTCAAGGTTCAATCTTAACCTCAGCGAAATGGTTAGCCGAGTTCATGAGTAAATATGAGAATGTGACACTCATCATCGAGAAGAAATCCTCAGCGCAGACATTTATCGATACGATCTTGTTGACCTTCACACATGCGGGTATCAATCCATTTAAACGTATCTTCAATCGTATCATCGATAACAAGTTACTGAAACCGGATCTTTACATGTTACTCCAACGTAACAAAATGCCATCTAAAGATGATATCGAACAATGTCGTCAGTACTTCGGTTTTAACACCTCTGAGAAAACCCGTACTCACTTATACTCAAAAGTATTAGATGAGGCAGCAAAACAATCCCGTCATGTGATGCGCGATCAGTTCTTAGTGAACCAATTAGCGCAACTCAAAGTGGATGACTCTGGGCGTGTTGACCACAGTGCGGATGGACACGATGACTCATGTATCGCCTGGTTACTAGCTAACTGGTTACTTCGTTATGGTAAGAATATCGATTTCTATGGAATCGACTCAAGACGTGCCATGATTAATGTGACTCAGGATGGCAAACAACTTTGTGAAGATGATTTCGTTGAATTGGAGCGCATAGAGAAGCTTAAACAAGAAGCCGATGAATTAGTCGAGGAATTCTCTAAAACCTCTCATGCAGCGCTTAGAATGCGAATTAGCCAACGTTTAAATGTAATCAATAAACAACTGGATGGTTATGGTATCGAAACAAGAACCGTTGACTCATTTGTTCGTAAAGAAGAAGATGATAAACGTATTGATGTACGCAAACGCCGCTTTGGTATGATGACAGGTGTAGTCCGCTCTCCATATGGAAGCCGTTAACTATTTTATGTATAAATTGCATTATACAACGTTCAGTTTATTGATGAGACATTGAACACCTTTTTGTAAATTTTGTTAGTTGTTACAAAGTGAGGCATCTTAGGATGCCTCTACTTCTGTCCGAAAAAAAAAGAAACAGACAAAATAAGAGGCTACCGAAGTAGCCTCATTACTATTACCAGATCATTTTACCCCAGGTAATCATGATAGCACTATTGCTGTTAATGAACTCAAAATCATAACCTGCTTGTCTGAGATACCATTGGAGATGTGGGTCAGTAAGACGACAGGGCATCATATCGGTACCTCTATAAGTGTTAATTAATTCCGCTTCCACGATGATAACACTATCATGGCTCGGTACGCTTTTACGCATTTTCTCTGCGATAAAACGCAAAGCATGTTCAACTTTGCGCTTAGCTTGTGGTTTGATCACATCGCAACGTCTTGGCAGGATTGTTTCTAATTCATCTGCACCTGTTATTTTTAATCCATAGTTATTCATTGTTTACCTCCTCAATGATAAATAAATGTTTTTACCTCACCACCAGTGAGTTCATCGTGCTCCATTGCAATTCTTACTAACTCTTCTGGAGTCTGTTTACATGCTACTTCTGCAACTGAAATACGATAGATGATTTCATCTGTAAATCGTTGCGCACCTGAACCCATAATGATAGCAAGTTTATCATCGTTAGGGTAGTAACACTCATCACGACAATTCTCTTTACTGCTGTTAATTCCCCAAGTATAACAACCTTTCTTGGTGATAAACATGAGTTCCACTAAAGCACCAAATGCTTGTTCGTAGGTAATAGTACCATTTTCTGCGTCACGAATCATTCTGGTGTTATAGCGATACCAGAACTCATCAAGGCTTTCAGTTGTACCATCAATCCAGTTTTTAAAGTCAGCAAACGCTAGCATATTACCAACACCAGCAACAGCAACAACTTCATTGTTGATATCATCACTACACAAACGGAATTGTTGTTCCTTATCTAGAACAATAAATTTTCCATCTTGGTGAAGATTCATCACTCCACCTTTAATGAAATCTAAAGAACGAAGTAGGATACCACGATCTACTTCATCTGTCTCTGGGTTATCAAGCAATCCACTGATGATATCACCAGAAGCATTAAGATTCTCCTGGTTTAAAACAAGTTTAGTATCGGTAGCAAGTGTACCGTTTTTATAAACAACCGTAGTCATGTTAAACCTCCTATTAGATTCTTACAGTGACAGTTAATATAATGTACTAGTGGTGAGAGTACAGCCTCACCACTAGTACTATGGTTTACCAGCCGAATAGCTGGCGGAATACATTGTCGGCAAGTTTGTACTCACACCAACAACGTTGATATTCGAATTCCGAAAAATCATCCTTGCATAGTGCATCGATGCATTCTACGGTATTCTTGAACCAGTTCGAATAGAAGTGATCCGGGCCAAGATTTCGAATAAACGTTATGAGTACAAATGCTCGATTGAAATCGACCATAGTTAACTCCTTAACGGGGTGTTAATAATAAGAGGGTTACCATTAGGTAACCCTCCACCTATGTCACGGCTTCAATTTGATGAGTGATTCCCTTTGTAAGATAACAAGATTCACGCCTACTATCTCAAGATAATAATATATACTTATAAAAACGATAGAACAACAAAAATAAGAGGCTACCGAAGTAGCCTCATCATTTTAAATTAATAAGCTTAAGCTTTTACTGAAGTACGAACAGGACCTGTTGTCATGTTCTCAGTCATCTTCTGCTTTGGATTAGCAGGAGAGTTCTGACTACGTTCAGCCTCTTCACGCTGTCTTGGCGTCATATTACTATCACTACTTACAGCACCACCATTCGCCTGGATTGCTTGTAACACCTGAACTAACGTATCGTTGTTGATACCCTGAAGTTCTACTTGTTGTTTAAGTAGATCTGTCATGAGTTTATTGCCCTCTACAGAGCCCTCCACGAAGGCTTGTTTAAGACTACTTACGATATTATCAGATGGACTAGAAATCGCAGGAGCGCTTGATGTAGGCGCCATATTGAACGTATCTGTTCCGGTTGGTTGGGTTGCACTGTCACCAGTCGCCATGCTACCATCTACTGAAGGTACTGGAGTACCTGTTGCATCAGGTGTACCCATTTGTGAACGTAATACATTTAACTCAGGTGCAATACTACTTCCCATGCTTGGTAGAGCAGAAGTATCGTTACCTAATTGTTGTGCGACATCCGCAGCAGGATTTGCCGGTGCGAGTTGTGTACTACCTTGACCTGTTACAGCCGCCAAAGCGGACTCACTACTATTACCGCCTTTCTCAACGCTTGGACCACGTGTATCGGCACGAGCATCACTTCCACTGTTATAAATATTCATATCCCCTTTATATTCAGGAATATCATAAACAGGTTGAACGCCCGTTGGTAAGATATAACCTACCACGTCATTGGTTGGGAATCCTGATACTTTAACCATGTTACCTTGGTTACCACCAAGTACGGCTAACTTACCTGATTTCATACCCACAACGAAACCAACGTGACCACCACCTGTTTTCCATCTGAATACAACAAGTGCACCATAAACAGGTTTATTAAAACGCTGACCACCTTTCCAATCTAACCAAGATTGAGATGAAGCACTATTGGTACCACGCATACCTGCTTGGGTAATAACCCAGTTAGCAAATGCACTACACCAAGGCAATTCATCCGTTACCCCTTTCATGTTACAAGTCGCAAAGTATTCAAGAATACGTGGGTTATGAGCAGAACCAGATTGTTCTTTCACACCGATCTCTTTACTTGCAATTTGAATCCATTTATATTCAGCAGGAGAAACACTCGTACTATTAACGGGGCCACCCAATGAAGTTGGGATAGCTTGGTTAATTTGTTGAGTCTGACCAGGTTGCGTTAATAATGGCGCATAACTTTGACCATTACCACCTGTACTGTTTACATTCTCATACTGAGCAGGGTTAAAGACTTTACCACCTAAGATACTATCTTCATACTGAGCTGGATTGAAATTAGCTGAAGTAGTTTTAGCACCGACTACAGGGATTTGCATATTCAATACCGAACTTGCAATATTGGCACCAGTTTGAGCACCTGCGATACCTGGAACATTATTGGTTACTGTTGCACCAGTATCACCTTTATTAATGGTGATTGTGCCATCTTCAGAAGTATCGCCTGTGATACCTGCACCTTGACCATACTTACTCATATTAGCAAGATGTTTCTTATATGCAGACATCCGTTTACCCATGCCTTCACCGATGTTTGTACTACCTACGATACCGGCAACCATGCCATTGAAATCTTTACGATACAATCCACGGTCTTTCGCATAAGCATGAGCTACAGCCACAGCAATCTTCGGATCATTCATCAAATCAGGATTTGCAATCACTTCAGGATGACCTGCAAGTCTCGCATATTTGACGTAGTTGTCTTTACCTGTAATCTGAACTAATCCACGACCACGGTACATGTAACCTTCAGTTGGTCCATTACCCATTCTACCACCGTAGAATAAGTTACCAAGGATTTGCTGACGGTTAGGGTCTTTTTCAATCGCAGCAATTTGAGCATCAGTCATACTAGAAAGTTTATTACGTACCGAGACGTAACCTTGCCAACCTTCCGCACCTCGTTTGATTTTCAGTAAGTTCTCCGTAGAGTACTTCATATTCTCAGACTGAGGTTTAAGTTGAGATTCTGCATCCATCATACCTAAGTACATGGCGATATGGTTGTCATCAACCCCATCAGCACGAGCCAATTTAACGTACTCATCGATGATCTCTTGTTGAGATGCTGAAGGTGGTTTATAACCACTGTCTTGATACGTACCTGCCATATCAGCATAAGAAGGCGTAGAAACACCACCATCTTCTAAAGGCGCACCATTATTGGTATAACCTTCAACACTGTCATTTCTTACGGCGGTATTATCGGCAGCCATAATCGAAGCATCGATATATTGACCACCACCACTTCCAGTATCTTGTTGGAAGGCAGCTTTTACTTCTTCACGGCGTTTTTCTTCATCGGCCATGTATTTTTGCCATTTCTCCTGAAGGGCTTTCTTCTTCTCTTCAGATAAAGGCATTTCATAAGGCTTAGATTCTTTCTCTGCTTTGATATTCTCATAGAACTCTTTCATCGCATCAGGGCTATTATTGATTGCCACACCTGCAAAGATGATACGACCTGTATCGTTAACTTTATCAGATTCATTTTTGATAATGTCAACAACTGGTTTACTCATTAAGAAGTTGGCTAGAGGCATTTGATCTGCAACTGCAATCTTATCAAGGTCTTTTGCATTCTTACCACGGAAATCTTTAATATCTCTCCAAGCCGTTGCAAGTAAACCAAAATAAATCGCACAGAAACGATGTTTAAACCATTCTACCCAAATCTTAAAGTTGTTTTCATCTTGTTCTTTGAAACCAAATTTCACCGCAAATAAAGACCAGACTTTCTTAAGTCCTTCTTCACCAGAAGACCAAGTGACACTACCCTGACTACCATCACGGGATTCAGAACGCATGTGGTTTTCTCGAACTTCTTTTTCGAGTTCAAGAATAACTTCCATGTGGTTACGACTAAAGTAATCAGTCGTATTATAAAGTAAACCGTAAGCAATGAAACGCATCGCTTGTAAATTACTTACACGGTTATCTTTCAATCCGTATTGCTCAACTGCTTCGATATATGGTACTTCAATCTCTGCACCATCACCTACTTTAATCTTAACCTTCGTATCCGCATTACCAGCTACCACGACGTTGTCTTTATCCTGACCATTAACTGTGATGTTACCACTTTGTACATCCGCTTTATATTGTTCACGTTGAGCGATAAGTTTATCGCGATTTGCAAAGAGATCTTCATAAAGGAAACCGTTTCCAGTTCCATCTTTCTTGTTATCATCTAGATCCTCAACGATATCTTTCTCATCCTCACGGAAAGCTTCCGTTACACGAACAGCATAATAACGAACTTGATCGTAGCCCACACCACCTTCTTCATAGTCACTGAATGGTAATGAAGTATAGCTATAGATATCAGGTACACCAGGATTTTTATCCTTGTCTAAGAATGACATGCGAACGAATGATGGTTTATAGCCATCTTCTAATCCTTCTAGATTATAAAGCTCACGTCCATTGTCCCCTTTAAACCATTGCTTAATGTTACTCCACGTTCCGTGTTCAGCTTGCGTCATCATCGCAAATAATGCTTCTTTATGACGTTTATAAACTGGATAGAAACGTTCTTTATACCACATGGTAAAACGTGGTAACTGTTCATTTTGCATTTGTTCTTGGGTCAACGCACCTTGTGCTTCTTCATTCCAGAAGAATGCTGCCCATTTATTCATGTCGATTTCTTTCTCTTTGAGATAACCCGTTTGCGGATCAACTAAGAGTTCTTTATCCATCTCTTTTTCAAAAGCAAGGATAACGTTAGAACGACCGACATCATTGTTAGGGTGGATACCATAACTCGCTAAACGATACTCATCCATTTCTTGGAAGTTATCGCGGTAGTACTGCCAAAGTTTATAGCCGAACCAACCTACCGCTGCAATACCAAGCAATGCCCAGCCTGTTGGTGTACCAAGAATTGCAGCACCAGCACGTAATGCACTATTTGCTACAAACTTACCAGCCGCTAATCCAGCACGTCCTACAAGTTTACCCCCTGCGTGAACGACTTTACCTGCTGCTGCACCAAGACCTGTACCTTTACCTGTTAGTGCACCTTTAATAAAGCCACCAACACCACCCACGACTTTCAGCACGCCATTTAACGCACCACCAATCCATTGGAATGGTTTAAGTAAAATACTACCAATCGCTGCAGGCGCACCTTTGATTGCTGCGAGGATCATCGGAATGAACATGCCAAGTTTAGATAAAAATCCTTGGTTTGCATCTTCCTGTGATCCCTTACGACCAAAGAGTTTACTCATTGCACCACGTCTTGAATCTTTATTACCGTATTGCATAACACGGTCCATCCAAGAACCTTTACGGCGTTTACCTGTAAAGCGGTCGATAATGCCAGTACCGAAACCTTTAAGACCATCTAAAGATAATCTTGATTTACGTTTCTCCGCTCTCTCAGCACGTGCTCTTTCACGTTCTTCTTTCTTGGCCTTAGCTCTTTCAGCTTTTTCTTTTAGGTAATCCTGAATGCCATCTTTAACGTTAAACCCTTCACCCATTTTTCTGGCTTTATCCGCCATCCAACCAGCAAAGTTTTTCGCATTACCAAAACGTTTCTTAATCGACTCAGCTCGTTTCTTCGCATCTTTAACGATATCGCCGGTTGTCGCTTGATTGATACTATCAGAAGCAATATCTTTCATGTGATGATCAGGCTGACCACCAAACTTCCAGACTAATAATTCATAGATCCGTTTAGTCCATTTAGTATTGAAGGTGATACCTTCACCCCAACCACCAAATACACCACCGAATAAACTTTTGAATTTATTACCAAGTGAACCTAAGAAATCAATCCCACCCTTAAGCATTTGCTTACCGAACTGGAACGGTTTTACGATAACGTTACTAATGAGGTTATCGAGAATATCTTTATAAGGTTTACCGTCTTTATCAAATAAACCTTGATTGCGCATCTCAGATAGTGATAAGATTACATTTCCGTCACGGTCGACGACATCATTAACAATATCACGAACTTGTCTTAACGGTTTTCCATTACAGAAGTAAACACCACTAATTAATTGGTTAGCGGTAATACGTGGCGAACGTTCATCTCCAACGTAAACATCTTTAACCAATGCATCCGTAATACGATTAAGGACTTTACGACCGAAATCTTTAGCGCGGTTTAATTGGGAGCTGATATTCAAGTTAGATGAGATCTGGTTGATCTTATCTTGCATCCAAGAACGGATATTGGCACCAAGACCTCTGATCTTATTGATGTCAAATTTATTACCCGCTTTATCGACCGCATTTTGTAGTTCTTCTACAGTTGCAACGATAGTAGGTTTACCGTCCTCGTCCATCTTACAGAGGTGACCTTTAAGTTCACTAAAACTGCGGATCACTTTACCATTGATATCGCAGTATTTCCCTAAAGCTAAATCACGTGCTTTAACTAATGGCTCTTTAAGATTATCAGGTGAATATAAATCAAATTTAAGTAAGACGCTTTCTTTTACTTCGCTTCCTTTATTAAATAAAGGATTGAGTACTTTACTTCTTACTGCACCGACGAAACGATTCGTGGTGTCTTTTGCTTTCTGATAAAGATCCATGGCTCTACGCTGGATAAAGTCACGACCATCTTGAGTGTAACGTCTTAATTTCTTCCAGTTGATAAGACTGTCCGTCATCTCAGAAGAATTAATATCACGACCTTTATCGTCACTGATACTTCCACTACCCACACCCATATCAATGATATTTCTATTGATGCGAGCAAGACTATTTAAAATCGCTGAAGTTTGGATATTAATCGAAGCATCTAAAGTCTGCCAGCTAACGCTCTCAGTATCTTCGCTCTTATTCGTTGCTTGGTCGCCTTGAGCGCGCGTACGCAAGGCACTAACATCTTGAGCAATTTGTTCAAGGTAACGAGTATTGTCGCGAATGGCAGATAAATAATCAGCATTAGGACTAATAGGACTACTAGTACCAGTAACTCCAGATATATACGGAGCTGATGTACTACGTCTTTCATTTGTTTTTCCTTTTGTTCTTCTTCTAAATCCACCGGTTGGAATTGCACCTTGGGTAGATACATCTTCTTTAATGTATTGGTTATAATCACCACTTAGAAGAATATCGTAAAGTTTATCAGTATCAATCGAATGCGAATCTTTTCCATCGCTCGCGACGATACCCATGGCTTTCAGTGTATCGGTATTGACTAAACCTTGACGTGCTAGATCTTTAACATGATCCACGAAGTTTGGAATATCACCACGCAGACGGTCAAATCTACGATATAAGTATAAGTTATTATCAGATGACTCTTTATCATCTAATGCAATCTTACCTTTATCGTTGAATTTAACTTGACTACTGATACCGTTTCGAAGTTGACTTAGACCACGTGAGGATAAACCTTTCACTAATTTATCATCGTCTTTCATGAAGCGATGAAGATCCATGCCTTCGCCGTTGCGGATACTTTCAACTAAGTTTTTACGAAGTTGGGTTTTATCTTCACCAGTAAGATCTTTACCACCGAGTTTCTCAACAAAGTTATCAAGGTTACCGTTTAAGACATCACTGTTTCGTTTAAATAACGTATCAGCAAGATCTCTGGTATGACGGCTACTACTTACGAAAGTATCGCGTTCATTACTAAAGAGTAATAAATCAGGCATACGACCTGTACGAATCCCTTCGCTACTTTGTAAGATACGTGCTAAATAACCAGGAATAATTTCCGTAATCGATTTATGAGCGTAGTTATCAAAGGCTCTAGGATCATGCAAGTTCTTAGAAGTATGCCAGTTAATTGCACCGACTTTCGTATCACGTTGTACGATCTGATCTAAATCGGCTGCATCTCTAAACCAGTTTAATCCCTTACCGACTAATCCAAGTTTACCATCTTCACCTGGTTTGATGCCATTACGATAGAAGTTGTTTAGTATATCACCAATCGCTTCGTTAACGTTACCTGCTTTCGCAGCGGCACCAGAGATGGTTTTATTCTTCATCGCAAGGGTGCCAAGACGCATCCCCATGCTACCGAAGAACTTACTGCCTATACCTTCGCCGATACTCTGCATGAGTTGCTGACGTATCAGTTCTTTCTGGTCACCAGAAACCGCACCACCTGTAAGAGCTGCCATCTCCCGTTCCATTTCCATGGCTTGACCTTGCATATCCATGATAGTGGTTAAACCACCCATCAGTTCTTGCAGTGGATCAACAAGCATGTCATTGGCTTTATTAGAAAGATGTTTGATCGTCTTACCGATTAGCTTATTACCACGTAACTTATCACGTAAGGTATTTTGACTCCAACCAAAGAAACGTCTCAATGAAATATCTTTTAAAACTTCTTTATCGGTTTGTTTTGCTAAGTCAGGTAAAGCGGTATTCTTAACGATTGATTGTAATTGGTTTAGTGCGTTTTGACTAAACTCACTAAATCCTTTTAGTAAGGTTGCTTGTACGTTGTATTGGCGTAGAGAAACACGAAGCATCTCTTTTTGCCAACCAAGGTTAATCCCTTCCTGATAGTTCACTAATCGGGTTAACTGATTAACCACCTGATTAGTACTATTTAATTGATCAGTCTGGGTTTTAGCCTGAGCGACCTGCATGACTTGTTGCTCTTGTCTTGCCTGTCCCTCAGCTTGTTGTTGCTGTTGGAATACACCTAAGATTGTTTTCTCAATCCCAAGGTTTGCGATCTCTTCTTGTGAAGGACCTTTACTTCCACCGCCTTCTTCTTTTAGTTTACTTTCCAGCCACTTGTTCATTCCTTCAGGAATCGCATTACCAAGGGTACGACGGAATGCTTCTGCACTTCGTTTAAACTCTTTTATTGAAGGTGCAAGTTTTTGCATGGTCTTGTCGTATTCATTCTGAACTGAATAGACCGTATCACCAATCAGATCTGCAGTATCTCTGAATTCTCTTGGTGCTGCATTCTTCAATAAGAGCCGCATGGAATTTTCACTAAAGACGGCTTTCTTCACCCCTTCTGCGACATTCGCAGCATCTTTTACGATAGGGCTTCTATCATCTTTGATTTTCTCAGTCGGTTCGAAGCTTAGATCAAATTCACTTAGATCTAAATCATCATCCCCGAAATCCAAATCAAGATCGTCTTTTTTGGCCATAACAAAACTCCTTTATTAAGGCTTATTTATATAACGAATAAGTTAACATTTTACCGTATTTGCTTAGGCAAAATGTCGAAAACATAGCCTGCAACCTATGTCCACATATTAGGCAACTAGTATCGGACACTAAACTTTTTAACGTTAAAAAATTTAAAAACACTTAGATGTAAAAGGAATAAAAGGTGAGTTATGACAACACCCATTAAACCTTTTGATGTCCAACTATTAATCCCGACAAAAGAACGACTTGCTCGTGTTCCTCGTATTACCTCGACGGAGATATATGATGGCACCAGTGAAGACTTCAATCCTGGAGGACTTTATAGCCAAATCTTATTTGGTCAAGTGGGTTCCCAGAATCGAGATTATACGTTTGGATATATCAAACTTAATACGGAGTTGATCCATCCGACTGTAAGACGTTGGATCAGACAACTCAAGCGTTATTATGAGAGCATCTGGCGTGGTGAAGCATTTGCAACTTGGAATCCTAAGACAGGGGAATTTGATCCTGCTGATTTGGGTGATGATGGTGCAGATACAGGCTACCACTTCTTTATCTCCCATATTAACGAGCTGAAGTTTAAACGCAATACTTCAGCAAGACGTAATCAAATGATCGATGCGTATGAAAAATACCGTGGTCAATTAACTCTAGTAAACCATCTTGTATTACCAGCAGGTCTTCGCGATTTACAGGCAGCACAAAATGGTCGTACCACGGAAGATGAATCCAATGACTATTATCGTCGTTTACTTCGTCTTGCCAATAGTTTAGAGAACAGTCCACTTCAAGGTGCCGAAATTAATAACGTTCGTCTAAATATGCAGATGATCGTTGATGACCTTTACGATTACTTCCTTTCATTATTAGATGGGAAGAAAGGTTTCTTACAGTCTCGCTTTGGTGCACGTAATCTTTTCTTAGGTACACGTAACGTCATCTCATCCATGGACATGGGTGCAGACATCTTAGGTGATCCTTCAGCCCCAACGGTGGACACGATCTTAATTGGTTTATTCCAATGTTTAAAAGGAAGTATTCCGCACATCGTTTATCTCATGAGAAACGATCGTCTCTATGCGACTTCGTTTCCATCGAGAGATGGTGACGCTTATCTTATTCACCCAACTCGTTTAACTCGTACGAATGTCCAGTTAGATGATATCGCAATTGATAGATGGGTAACAATCGAGGGTAATGAAGCGACTATCGATGCGTTCAGTAAAGATAGTTTCAAAACAAGACCAATTATGATCAATGGTCATTACCTTGGGTTGATCTATCAAGATGATCAGAAATATCAAATCTTATCTGATATCACTGAATTACCCGATGGATGGGATAAAGATAAAGTAAGACCGATCACGTATATCGAATGGTTATACTTGATTAGCCATAAAGCAATCAATGAGAAGAAAGTCGAAATGACACGTTATCCTGTAACAGGAGATGGTTCTTCTTATATTGGTGATGTCTACGTCAAAACCACAACACCATCAATCCGTCTTGAGAAATATGAAGACGGGCAACCAACTGGTGAGTTTGCACTTGAATATCCAGTTCTGAATGGAAGCTTCTTCCAAACGATGTCTCCACATGGATCACGTCTACCGGAACTCGGAGCTGACTTCGATGGGGACAAGATGAGTGCTAACTTCATCCACAGTAAAGATGCAATCGAAGAGATTAATAGAAATGCCGGTAAACGTATCTCCGTGATTCGTGCTACTGGTAAACTGGCTTATGATATCGAAAACGATATCGTAACTCGAGCATCTTTAGGTTTAACCGCACCACCACGTGGTTACCGTTCAAAACGAGGTGAGTAATGGAAAATATAGATAAAGACCAACTGATCTTGTCATTAGAGGCAAGATATCCACAGGTCTATCGTCAGCAAGGTATCCGTTACTTTGTTAAGATGGAAGATCCAAAAGTTCATCGTGTAGTAGATCTACAGGAGATCGATCTTTCCATCCTGCATTATTTCTATCCAAACATGAAAGAGAGTTTTGGTATTTCACCAGAATCCCCTTTTGTTAAGAATAGAAAGAAAGCACAGGTTTCCTTCCACCATACAGATTACGCAGGTGCGATCGCAGGTCCTTATAAAAAGAAAATCTTTAACTATCGACTTGCAATTAAAGCCTACCACAAAAAGAATCCAGGTATTTTCTGGGCAAGAAATGAACGTAAGTTCTTTTCCTTCAGAGAAAGACGTCCATGGAATATGATTGTGGACTACTCACTGATGGGTAGACGATTTGAGTTTAGATACAACCCAAGACGTCATCTGTTTGAGTTCGAAGCGAAATATAAGGGATATTTAAATGGGGTTAGTTATTATACCAAACAAACTAATCGTCATCAATTGATGATGTTCCATGTCCCTGAACAATTACCAAAAGTGCCAGAGTTAAAACGTGCTGCTATCGAAATGAAACGATCTTATTTCAAGATCTTTGATAGTTATGAAAAATTAGCACTGCTTGATTTCTGGAAATGGTTAGATCCTTATACAAGATCAAAATCCTTCTTTGCTCAATATATTCAAGAGAAAGATTTAGACCGAATCGATTTACTTTGTTTATATGGCAATACAGTCGTCCTACTTAATTTAGGATTGCTGGATAGATGGGTAACCGGAAAAGAGTCATTAGGTGAAGATGAGGAAGATAATGAATCGCCAGAAGATTTAATCGAAGGTGAAGAGTTAAATATTACTCAATCAACCGCAAGACGTTTCCAAAAGCGTTTCCTCCGTTTCTTAGCAAAAATTGTTGAGAAGGATAAACTCGCCAATAGTTTCATTCCACATCCATTAGAGATCGATGAGAAAGAAACTAAGGATATCCAAGTTATCTATGATACTAACACGGAAGAAACATTAAAAGATGATGACTTCCAAGATCCGGAAGTCCTAGAAGATAAAGGTGATGATACAGTTCTGATCCCACCTGATATCGTAGAGGAGAAACAATCTGAATCTACGCAAACAAGAACAGAAGCAGAAATTAAGAGCGTTATTAGCGTCAACCAACAGCCGCACGCTGGAGGAACACCAAGCGAAGCTCAGACAATTGTCAAAGCTAACCTCAGTGACCTTAATACCGCTACTCCTGCTCTTAGCCCTACTCATCCTGATCCTATTCAACAGCCTGCAGTAATTAAAGAAAACTACACGCCTGTTGAAGTCAACCAGTTAGTGGGTATCCAAACTCAGATCCCTGAGAAGGAACTTATCACTAAACCGGTTTCATCGTTGGTTGATCATAGTGCTAAGAAACAAGTCACCCAGTATACAGAAGAACTTGGTTTAACCAAGAAACAAAATGATTTCTGGGAAAAGGCAGCTGAAACGTATAAGACATTGAAATCACCTGTTAAAGGAAAAACCTTAGGTGAGTTTATCAATGAGAAAAGAGATATCACCCTAAACCAAGAAGATGCAGAAATTCCTGATATCCCAATGGTAACCGATAAGTCTTTACTTAAATCAACGATCATGAATATGCAACGTGATTATATTAAGAAAGACTTAAAACGTGATATCGCCCGTAATATCGTTGCGATGCAAAAGACCGGTGTATTGGTGAGCAACTATGAAGTCGAAGATACTTCAAACCTTGCTTCTGATACAGAGACCCATGTAATTCAATTTACCCCTGTAGGTGGTTCTCCTTCTACAGTAAGATTGAAATTACCGAAAGTCCATGAAGACGGTACAATCCGACAAGGCGGTGTAAGAACGTATCTTCGCTCCCAACGTCGTGACCGTGTCATCCGTAAGATCGATAGTGATCGTGTTGCATTAACAACTTACTACGGAAAACTTTTCTTAAATCGTTCAGATAAAAAGAAATACAACCTAGACAACTGGGTACTCTCTCAAGTTGATCGTCTCATTAGCGAAGGGACATACACCGATATCCAATACGGTGCAGTAAGAAGTGATATTAAGGATCTTCCTCGTATCATCCAAGCATTGATGTCTCGTTATCGTGGTTTCCATCATAAGAAACTTTTCTACACGATTGACTTTACGAAGATCACTCAGGATAAAAATGGTATCTTATCATTTGGTAAACATGTTCAGTATAATCCGAAAGATGATACATGGTTGGTGAAAAATAAACTAACGGATGTCAATGAAGTCTTCTCAATGGATTTATTAGAAGCACCAGATGAATACGCCGAAGTGAAAATCTTAGGTGTCTTGATGCCAGTCGGTTTCATCTTAGCACGTGAACTCGGTTTCGCACGTCTAGTTGAGATGTTAAGATTACCTGTTGAGAAATATGAAGCAGGTAAACAAATCGAACGTAACAGTAAACAACTGATCATCCGATTTGCTGACGAGAAATGGGTATTTGATAAATCGATTATGTCCACCCGTGATAAGTTACTTATTTCCGGGATGAACTACTATGCACGTTATTTAAAACAGTATAGTGCACTTGATTTCGATACCAAAGAAGTATACGGTGCTATCCTACATGAAGATGGTGTTGCGGTGAGATATGAACGTGAGTTAGATCTTATCCAAGACCTATTCATTGATGATAGTTCTCGTGAGATGCTTGAATACATGAAAGAGCCTACTGAAATGGTGCCACTCTATATCCGAGCAGTAGAACTTCTATCGACTTCTCACTATGTCGATGAGATCAATATGGATGACATGGTAATTAAAGGATACGAACGTATTGCGGGTGCAGTATACTCTACCTTTGTAAACCACATGCGTCTATTTAAATCTAAGCCTATCACAACTAAACGCCGTTTTGACATGCCACCAAATGATGTCATGATCATGCTTTCCAAAGATCCATCTATGGAGATCATCGATGATATCAACCCAATCCAGAATGTGAAAGAAAAAGAAAACGTCACATTTACAGGTGAAGGTGGTCGATCTAAACGCTCCATGGTAAAACGTACTCGTACGTATAGTGATACGGATATGGGCGTGATCTCTGAAGCTACCGTGGACAGCTCTGATGTAGGGATTACGACTTTCCTTGCAGCTAATCCTCGATTCGACACGAAATTGGGTACTGCTGGTAAACATAAACCAGGACAAGAGTTAGAAGCTTCACAGCTCTTCTCAACGTCTGTTTTATTATCACCATTTAGTACTCACGACGATCTTCTGGTTGTCGTTAAACCTTTCTAATTCAGGGAAACTATCTAGTCTTCTCTTTTACTAAACTTACTCTAGTAATAGGTAAGTGGCTAAGCTAATCACTTAGGTACAGTAACAAGAAAGAGAAGTATATAACAAGGGTACAATCCTGATCCAAGCTTCCTACTTTATTATCTATAAAGGGAAGAAGGAGCAGAGACTATCGAAAGTATAGTTTAGAGATATTTAAACGAATAAACGAGTAGAGTAGGGAACGTATAATTACAAGTACCGAAACGGAAGGATCTGGGGTAACCTAGATAAGATATAGTCCACATGAATACTTGTCCTATGAGAATAGGAAAAATACTTAATACGAATTAACAACATAAACCCAGGGAAGCCCTATCACTTCCCATCGTAATATTTAAATGTGTAACCAGGTTGGTACACCTTTTTGCCCGCATCTTTATCAATTAGCCTCCAGTGCAAAGTAGTGGGTAAAAGGTTAGCAAATTGTGCTGCTAAACTTGCAGATACAAAATGATGCTGTTTGCCAGTTACCACATCGGTGATTGTAACTGGTTGATACTGACTTGTCTCTTTAAGATCGAGGTAAGGATCTTTGATTTCACGCCAAGGTGTATCATCATCTGACTTGATCTGGATAAGATCTTCAGTCAGTAATTGTCGATCATCATTTAAATACGTACTCATCATAGCGGGTGAGTAAGAATGTGCAATACATGCATCCTTAGATGTTTTAAAATGGAGTATTTCTCCAGTTAAAGCATTTCGAGTTACTACGGGTGCATCGGGACCATATTTCTCGGTTATTTCATTGATATCCGGAAATACAGTATTCTCATCACCAAACATGTATTGATAACCATCTGGGTATACGCGTTTACCCTCGTGCTTACAACGAGACGAGATTGTAGAGTAGTGTAACTTGAGATCCAGTTCAGCTTCACCCAGACTACAGAATACTTTCTTTTCTTTAGTCTTGGGATTATAAACAACAACAGATACTGCACTGTTATCACGTAGACCTAGTCTAAATGAGCGAAGTACATTCTCAGATGGAGTAACCCATTCAAGATTGTCAAGCTTGTTATTAAAACGGTTTCCGTCGATGTGATCTACCTGCATCTTACTTTTATCGGTTCCATCGTTTAGGAACATGAGAGCGAGCAATCGATGAGCAGGGAAAGAAATACGATAGCCAGATTCATGAGATAAATTAATAGTCTTATATCTAACAGACTTATTAATCTTATTTTCTGGCAAGATGCGATTTCTTATCAGTGAGTACACTCGACCATCTTTATCGAGTGCGTATCTTATTGTACCTGGTATATGATAGAAACCAGGAACGGTACTGACTTCCACCAAGTCTTTGCTGTTAAATGTATTAAGTAATTTTTTCATATCGAATTCCTTTAAATAATCAGTTAAGTTTAAGTAACATATATTAAGTGCTAGCTGATTCCAAGGACAATATTCACAACAGAAAAGGGTCGGATTTAGTGGGATTCAGAGCTCTCACCGTATCCCAATTAGGGGTGCAATGCCACCTTGCGTAAGAACGGGATACGAAAATGTCCTTGCTCATCGCGTTGATGAGAAGTTTGCTTACGTAGCAAAAGGGGATGGGGTTATTAAAGAGAAAGGACCGAAATATGTTCTTATTTCTTATAACCAAGATGACCTCGGTGAAGAGATGGTAGAGATCGGTGTGACGATTGCTTCATCAAAAGGAAGTTACTTCCGCCATGATATCAAATGTGATCGAGATGTAGGATATAAATTCAAGAAAGGTGAAGTGTTGGTATTTAATCAAGCCTTCTTCCAACGTGATGTTCTTTGTCCTACTCAAGTGATCCTGTGCGATAAGACGTATGCTCGAGTGATGTTAGTAGAATCAAATGATACTTTTGAAGACTCTTCAGCTGTATCGATGGATTTTGCAAAACAACTTAAGTCATCCGTTGTAAAAGAACGAGTTATCGTTGTAAATGCAACCGATAACTTACGTAACATGGTTAAGTTAAATGATGAAGTTGATATCGATGATAGTTTAGTATTGATCGAAGACCAAGCCTTTAGTGATGCTGGTTATTTCAGTGGAAGTAGTTTAGATATACTTAAACGACTTTCTCAGATTTCTCCTAAAGCAAAATATAAAGGTAAAGTGATTAAGATCGATTGCTTCTACTACTGTGATGAAGATGATCTTTCTCCTTCTATTAAAGAAGTAGTGAACCAGATCATGAAATATCGTTTCAGTGGAACGAAGATGAAGCTATCTGATAAACGTCATATGACAGGACAGATCGATGAGCCATTAAAACTGAAATCACAAGAAGTCCTAGAAGGTCAGGTAGGTATCCGTATCTATATTGAAACTGACCTAGGGTTTTCAAGTGGCGATAAGCTCGTGGTCTGTAATCAGCTTAAATCTGTTACAGGTCGTGTGTTTACTGGTAAGAATGAAACCGAGTCAGGATTACCGATTCACGCTATGTTTGGTTATGCTTCTATCTCGGATCGTATTGTGGGTTCCCCAGAGTTAATCGGAACTACTGCTACACTCTTGCAGTTAGTGACACAACGAGCGTTAGACGCGTACGATAACAAATAACACTTAGAACAAGTTGTTGAAAGACATAGGGGAGGGTTCAACCCTCCCCGCTTTTATGTCGACACTTAGCCGGTCTCTTAAGAGACCACATTCGAATGTAGTAAAAACATTAATCTTAACTGATCAATAAGGTTATAAAACAATGGTAAACAAATTAGAATCCACACGTTACACACTCGCTAACATTATTGAGTTAGTGACGGCTGTAATGTATAAGGTAGAAGGGAATGGTGTAAAGTTACCTGAACCTGCTCCAAATTCAGACGGATGCCCAGATGGTGATTACACTGAACGTTGTATCCAAGAAACAGTTGCACTTGCGATCAAGAATAATCTTGATGTGTGCCCAGTAGAGGAGAACGCATAAGATGTTAACAAGTTACTCAAAACAGTTAGCAGACGATTTAACCGAAGAGTTCTCTCGTCAAGGTACAGCGGTGGTATTTAACCAAGCGGGTACATTCCAAGATTTATTGGGTCGTACAATGCCAGGTCTTATCGAAGAAAACGGTGTTGCGGTTTCATTAGATGCAAATCAACTAAAAGACTACCAACGTCAATCTGGTCATGGCCAACAATTAGAAGCGATGGCTGAAATCTACGCTAAACCGTTATTGCAGCGTTTAGACGTATTACGTAACCAAGTGTTACCTTTCATCGATCGTGTAGCAGCAAGTATCCGTGCTCAATACAATGAAGGTTTCTATAAAGTATCTGATATTCAAGAAATTGAATTCGCTGATATCTATAAAACCAAAACTTTCTTGGATTATATCCAACGTCATGCACCATTGGCTAATTCACAAATCCAAAATGTGACTATCCAATCTGGTTTCATGGATCGTAATGAAGATGATATCGTAGGTCTTTTAAAATCAGGTAATACTTCATTAGATGATGCACTAGTAGATATGATCGCCCGTCATCCATCTAACTGGTTAACTGACGTTTATACTCGTTATCTTGTAAATGGTAATATCGTACCAACTGGTTTACGTGCACCACATCAAAGTGAATTAGTTGATGAAATCGTTGTATTGTATTTCATCCATGCTTCATTATTAGCAAACGACGTTATCGATGGCACTGTAAATATCCCATTAGTACAATATCGCAATTACTTATCTGAAACTTTTGCTCAGTTAGGTGGTTTATTAAATCGTTACGTGAACCAAATCAACTTAGTTGATCAAGGCGGTCAAGTGGTGGCTTTCAAAGATGAAAACACTAACGTGATCTACGTATACAAAACCAACTATGAAAAATACCTTGAACAAGGTGGTAATGCAGATGCGGTACTAGGTGCAGTAGCATTAGGTTCAGTAGGTAACATCAACGACCTACTTGAAAATACTGAGCGATATGCCAACGAATTCAACCGTGCTTACAACGAACAAATCAATGCAGTAAAAGCGGCTTTCCGTTCAAACTACATCCGTTTGTTCCCACAAGTGTTCATTGAAGAATTGAAGAAAGAACCTTCTGATTTCGTTGCGTTATTTGTACAACCTGGTACAGTGATTCCTGAAACAGGTTTCTCTTATAGTGATCTCTCTGGCCGTATCTTAAACTCACTTGCACCAACGCAAGGTTACGACAACATCTATGATTTCACTAAAGCATTGATTTTAGATATCGGTTTATCCCATTACAGCTTAGGTGCATTCTACCGCAAAGTAGAACAACAAATGAAAGCAACCGGTGAAGAAGATCCACAAGTTGCAACTTTCGCTGTAGCAGTAGATGAGTTAGTCAAAGAGATCTTAGCAAATGCAACAGTGAGAACTAAACTAGGGCTATAATTATGGCTAGTTTAAGAAAGTGTAATTGGGCTGGTCAGGTGGTAACACCTGACCATTTCATTCATAATACCACCATTGCACTTGAGTCAGCGATTGAACTTGATACTGACGTTTCAAATGAAGGCATGAGCGATGCATTAAAAAACTTTGCTAAGAAAACCATCGCATTACTGAAACGATTTCTTGAGAACATTAAGCAAACGATCAAAGCACTTTTCGCTAAACTAGGTGTCGGTGTAACGATCAAAGATCTCATGGATCTATTAGGCGATATCCGTAAGTCACGTGAGATCAACTTCTCTTTCCTTGAGTTGAAGAAACTCACCAAACTTGGTTGGAACGTTGAAGTCACCACGACTGATGGTAAGAAGGCTGAATATACGGCAAAAGATTTGCGAAATGGTTATGATGCTTATGCAACCGCAACTTTACGTATGATCGACTTTCTAAGACATTCAAGAAACATCGAGCTGATGACCGACAAAGGTGTTGCTCAGATGATGTCTTCTGCTATGGATGATACGTATATGCTGTTTGGTTCTAAACCAACTCGATTTGTGTATCACAATAATGAGTTCGGTATCATCCACGATGAGATCGCAGAAAGTAAAACACTGATGCCATTTGCTTACCAAGCTCATATTGCTGAGGATGATATTAATTACTTAATTGAAATCATGAAGCGTTATGAGATCACAGGTCCATCAAGTAAGTTCATCGAACGAAACATTGATCTATCATTAAAATGTCTTTCTGATATTGATGATTGGATTGGTGAAAGCTTTTTGAATCGTGACTATCTACGCAACATGAAACGTTTGATCTCTGATGTATTTAAAGTCACGATCAGTGATGTGAGCGTCAGTCTTGTTCGTGGTATCCATGGTGTTTACCGTGTTTACTCACAAGCTGTAAGACGTCTCAAGTACAGTGATAAAACAGAATAAAAATAGAGGAGATATCTATCTATGAATTATAATGATATCACCGATGATATCTCCCTATCATCGGTTTTAACTCGTGATCCTAAATATATCTTAGGATTACTAGAAGAAACAAAAGACGATCGAATCATCGTTAAAAAACCGCTTGATGTTATCTATCCGGAAAACTATCTAACGAAGAAACTGGCCAAACTTGACCAAGACCTAACCGTACTTGGTATCGTAGCGCTAGTAGACCCGCAAACTAATAAATATGCTGTATTGTCTATCCCAGGTATGATCACAATTCCAATCACTGAGATGAAACAATTCACTTATCAAGAAGATGTTTATCGTGTCCTTTCGTTAGATGCGTATGATACATTAGTCCTCAATACCAACATCGTTAAAGATGAGACATTGGACTACTACATGTATAACTATTTCGTTGAGTTAGCACGTATTCCGTGGTATCTCAATTACTTGGATATTTTAAATATCTACAGTAAAGATAGTTACTACATCGGTCAGAACTTGATTGATATTCCTCAGGTCCTTGAGATGTTACTGGCTAACATTGCACGTGATCCGAAGAATGACAAGTTCATGTATCGTGATAAATTAAAATCCATGGATGATATCAAAACCAACCCACCATCTTGGGTACCACTTCGAAATGTATCTTTAGGTAGTGTGGATACCTATAGTAAGTTAATGGGTTCTTATTTCGAGGAAGGACTCACTTCTGCACTCGCAGACAAGTCTAAGAAAATGACTCGTATCGAAAAAGTATTGAGAAGTTAAGGATAGAGAGATGACCGAATATGAATCGCTCGTAGAGAGCCTCAGAATCGCTTATGGAGACGAGTTCTCTAAAATGGCGACCATCATCAAGGGTAGTGAAAATACCCCGCTCTATCATATCTCCTTTGACGATAAGATCAAATCCTTCGTTCCTCGTTTTTCGACTAAACTAGTGAATGGTGAATCAAGAGCGATCCCCCGTACTTCTACCTCATCAAGTATACTAGGTTGTATGCTTGGTTTTGGTGACATCGGACGTGGGTATCTCAATAATGCTTTTGATAGTAAAAGAGATAATACTCTCTATATCTATAAGATGGAGTATGGTCTCGCCGTTAAACCATCAAAAGATCTTGTCCCTGATGTAGATTATACGGATGAACATTGGTTGATCGCAGCTAGTGTAAATACCCGTGAATATAAAGGTCAGATCACTGGTAAAGGATTCTTATCTAATATCGGTATCGATCTTTTACGTAATGGGTGTATCTATAACTATACTTGGTATTTCAGTTTAGATGAGAAAACGAAGTTTATCAGAGGACTTGATTTAGAACCAGGTTGTTATCGCATTAACTTGCTGGATATCGGTGGGTATGATTTTATCCCGAAAGTCGGTGATAATATCAAAGTGGAAAAGATAACGAAAGATGAGTTCCTCTTCCATGAAGGAAGACGAATCGAATCGATCTCTAATAAACGCCTTTATTAAAGAATAAGAAAGTAGGAAATACTCATGAGTCAAATTAAACTCAACTCAGAAGTACTACTTGGTGTGAATAAAGCAGGCACATTGAAACCTGATGCGCAAGGCTGGTATGATGTGATTTTGGGTGCATTAGAATACCCAAATAGCTATGGTGCCGTCTATAAGCAAGATCCAGTTCAACAACTTCTAAATGGTGATAGTATTTTTGCTCGCCGTTTACGTAAAGGTTGTTTGATTGGTGAATTAGGTCATCCAATGCCTGAACCTGGTCAGACTCAAGAGCAGTACGTAGCACGTGTGATGCGTATCGATGAAAAATTCGAATCGCACACAATCAAAGAAGTTGTCATCGATACAACTCTTAAAGATGCTAAAGGAAATCGTTATATCGGTATCCGTGGTAAAGTAAAACCATCTGGTCCATATCGCGATGTCTTAATCCAAAAATTTGCAGACCCAGATATGAACGTTTGCTTCTCAGTTCGCAGCTTTACGAAAGACCGTTTCCAAAATGGTCGTTTAGAGAAGTATACGACTTCTATTATCACATGGGACTGCGTGGGTGAACCTGGTTTAGAAAAAGCCAATAAATATAATTCACCATCCCTTGAGTCATATACTGCTACCGTAGATCCAGCCATGTTACGCAACATCGCTGCAATGCCTGTTGGTCTTGGTATGGAATCATCTGGTATCATCGAACAAGCTAAAGAAATTCTTAAAGCTTCAGGTGAACCAATCGAACGCGTTAAAGTATCAATGGAATCCGCTGAGCCTAAATGGCACGCTAAGTGGTAATACAACATAAAGCAGAGGCATCGTTACGATGCCTCTTACTTTTGTCCGAATATCTATTAACCCAGTACGACACCTAATAAAGCTGCGATACCAACCACAGCATATTTAAGTGGTTTAGGGCAACCATCAAAAGGATCATACTCAATTTTTTCTGGGGTCTTCTGGCCAATTGCAATTTTAATGTCGCTAATCGATGGATACTCGAGATCTTTAGAACTTAGTTTTGGGTTAGCTTCACTTATTGCGTTAAGATGCTTATGAATGTACTTCTGCCATTTTTCTGCATCAGGTACTTCATCAAAATAGAATACCGCGTTCTTACTGCGTTTATCTTTTGATTTAGTATGAACATCGATTACATCAGTATTATATTCACGTTGGTTAATATAAACTTCATCGTGATCAATCACAAGAAGATAACCATCTTTTCGAACAACGCCATTTACTACATCACTTCCAGCATAAACTGCATTGTTCTTGTTACGATAAAGTAGTTCACCTTTACTAAGTTTAATAATCCACCATTTGTGTTTGCTTGATAATTTTGTACTTGCCATAATTGTGCTCCGGTTTTAATGAGTTAAGGAATAAATAAGAATTGTAACAAGAATACCCGCTATCATTCCGGATAAGAATCCTCTCAATGTAGGAAACTCACCTTTTGCATACGTACTAAGAATGCGATCCATGATATCCGATCTATAGGTATAATGAACACTTCCTGTTATTAGACTAAGATGATGATCCATTAATGTACCCCATACTTCTGGATCTGGTTCTGACTCAATTGAATAAGTTGCTGTTTCAGAGTTCTTATCGATCTTACTGATGCCAACGATATCCTTGTGATCATCTATAATGATTCTAACATTATACCCAACTGTTAAAAGATATTTGATTCCCTCAGCAACAATAAGCGTGTTGTTACCAAGTTTTACGGTGTCGCCTTTACCTAACTGGATGATTTGACAGTCTCTATTTGTAAAAATGCTAATAGCCATTTTATCTAATCCTTCTTATAAGCGTAGACCGAAGAATACGCCAATAGCGATGTTAGCACCAAAGATTATGAGATCTTTAACCGAATACACCGGCATGTCCATGATTGATGGCTGTGATTGCCCTAGTACATGTTCAATTTCCTTGATGGACGGAGTTGTTTTATATACACCAGAATGTCTAATGATATAACCGCGCCATTCATAAGGATCTGGTCTATGACCACGTAGTACGATTGGACTGTTGTCGGATTCAGCGTTATATGGAACTCCAGTATAAACATAATCACTGGTTTCGTTACGTGAGGCGATTTCCAGTTTTACGTGCCCATCTAACAATATATACTCTTCAGTGGTAATCAATCGTTCTTTTTCATATCCATTAGCATAGATATCACCAACTTCAAGTTTAATGATGCGGCAATCTCCATTTTCCCATTTAATAAGAGCCATGATAAGCTTCCTTCTAGTTTAGTCAAATGGCTCTGAATCGACCACAGAGCCATTATCATCATTAGTCAATGCGATTCTTCATGTTATACATGAAAATCGTCTTATACGTCGATTGAGGGCTATTTAAAGCCGTTTATTCATCGGAATCGTTTTCTACATCTTCCGAATCATCAGATTGTTCCTCTTCGATGTAGAATTTTTTATCCCACGATTCATACTCCTCACCCTGACCTTTCGTACTCCGTCTAATCGCATCAAGTGTATCGTCTTTATCTGCACGCCAGTCTGCTAAGAACTGAGGTTCGATTAAATCCGGTCTTTCATCTAAAACCATGGACGTTAACCAGCGATTCACACGATACTCACCGAATACTTCAAGTAAGATATAGAAAGGCTCTAAACATGAGAAGATCATTTTACGGGTATTTAAAGCCGGTCTGAATTCCTCAGGGATACCGATGTTTGCCACCACATCCGCTGGAAGAATAACAGAAGCTACCGATTTCTTATCGTGCATCTCCATGAAGTCGATGTATTTCTTACGAATGTTTTCATCTTTGATATTATTTAACCAAAGGTCTAACGCCGTTCTGTTAGGAAGGTTCATTTTAATACGAACCCCAACAAACGGCGGTGCTGGACATTCACCATACTTATCTGCAAATACGTGTTGCCATAACTCATAATAGAAATATTCACTACTCATTGGATTGACGTAAGCTTCTTTAGCTTTAACCGTACAACTTGTTAGGAAACGGCTATCCCCACGCATAATGGAGTGGAAGATGTTCGCTTCCTCTTGAGCAATCTTATCAAAGAGCTGATTAACATGAACCTTCTCACCACGACTGATTGATTCCATAATTCCAACTGCTTCATCATGGAATAACTTAATCAATTCAGGCGGAGCTTTAGAGTTCTTTAATGCTACCCCTTTCAATTCTTCCTCAAGATGTTTTAATGCCATCCCTTCTTGAATACTTGCAATAGAAAGATAGTGTTTAGTCCGGTTAGTTGGCATAAATACATCGAAGTAATACTCAGACTTCATCTTAAGATTGTGGATATATTTCTTCGCAACTCCCATCTGACCTGCCGCCATCGCAAGAATATGACGAGTGATCACGTTAATCAAATACACGCATAAACAACCTGGTAATTTCGTTTCACTGTTTACCACGATAGTCCCACTATACCACTCTACCCATTGCATTACAGTATACAATACTGAGTCAGTATCTCCACCTAATACACTCTTACGAATCACAGATGGGAATAACGCTGTCTCAGCAGGGATAAATTTATTCACCATAAAGAATTTAAAGTAATCACTATATTCATATAAGGCATTACGCATGTGTCTTGCATAAGCCCCGATATAGCCATAGTAATCTTTATCTTCATGAGTCTTATCTTTAATCCCTTTACCATCCAAGTAATGCGATACCGTAATAGTCACTAAAGGCTCATAGAACTCATCGATAAGTTTAAGTTCAGCCTGCGTCTCTTCGAAACTTAACGGTTCTTTATCTTTGAATGCTAAGATCTTATCAAACATCCCACGAACAAAACTATCGTTATATTTCTTAAGGTGAAATAAATCACCCATATAAAGATAAATCGTTCTTTCAAGATCCGTGAGTTTCTCAATGAACTCATAAATCTTCTTATCCCAATACTGAGACTTGTAATAGGTATCCGTATTGTATTTCACCATTTCAAATAATTCATCCACGGTGATATAATGAAGATTATATTTATCGATTAATCGTTTCGCTTCATCATAATCCACTTCAGCTAAAACTGTAACGATATTCTCTAATACGATAGGGCCACTATAGAAGTGACGTCTACCCATAAAGAAACGTTCAGTAGAAGCATTCGTAAACGCTGTTGCAGTACGACAAACCGATGTTAATGTAGAGTGACCACTTCGATTAGCAAGTGGCGTACTTCCAATTGTTAATAAACCCGAGATACTGTTGATATCTTCTTTAAGTTTATTTTGTTTGTTATTCTTAGTTACGGCCTCATCCATACGACCATAACTCTTCGCAATCTGAGATTCTTTCTTAGTACGAGCACGCTCGTAGTATTTCACTTCCGTATAACCACTGACCTCACTGACTTGTTCTTCTGTTGGTGCATAACAAGTTAAAGTCGGTGCCATAATAAGGTTGCGTTCCTCAACCTCTTTTAAGAACTCAGTTAATGTACAAGTATCTTTAAAACGATCACTCATGTCATCACGTCTAAAGATCTTCATGATCGGATCGTTAAAATCGATCTTACCATTTTTAACACCCCAATCTAAAAATGCTTCTGCCTTATCTCTTGGGATATCACGCATTCGACTTAAATACCAGCCAGTATACTTTTTCCACTGATTTGGTATATCCAGATTTCGAACCGTTTTATAGTAATCTGTTGGTTCATATAAAAATTCCATAACCATTCCCTCTATAAATAATGGGTTGAAAATATAAACATGATTTTCCTTAGGATAATGAAAAAAAAGAGGTTGGACAAAATAAGAGCTATCCCGAAGGATAGCTCATTGATCTTACTTTCTAAAGATGTAATTGATCCATGTACTTTTGTAGTATTGTTTCATCGAGAGATAAATATCACCTAAGTATTGGTTTGGTTGCAAACGAGCAAATAAACATTGTTCGCTGTGAGTCATACCAAATTCATTAATATCAGAAACGTACTTGTCAAAGTTCTCACGCATCTTTTCCTTGAACTCATCGTTATCGATCTCACGGTTCCATCGATTTGCCCATAAGTCATAAGTGACATTAGAATCTGGACCCACTAACATGAATGGATATTTTCTTTCAAGCAATCCCTGTAATACTTCGGGATGAGTACTGATCAAAAAGTCATAATCCTGATAAGCTGGACTACTGATCAGTAAATCCAACTCATGTAAGTAGTTCTCAGGGAAGTCTGGTTTCTGACTCCATCCAAAACTATCTAAGTCAAATACATTCTTGTATTTATTAACAAGGGTCGATTTACCGCACCCACTGAACGCGCAAATAATCATATTAAAGCCAACCTGGTAATAGTTTATTCGTAACCTGTTTTCCTATCTGCATGATAAGACAAGTGGTCGATCTTACTGCCCACACTAAAGCAAAGATACCGCCTACAACCGTATAAACAACGAACATCAACATCACTAATAATAAAGTGAATGTACTACCCATTATCTTTATCCTCGTATTCGTCCCAGCGGAACTTCATTCCACCACGCCATCTTTTCTTGATCTTTTCCTTCTTACTTTGCTCATTAAGGTATTTCCTTTTTGCCCACCACGTTGTCATGACGATGCTCATTAGTGCATACTGACCAATTAAAAACAACGTTGCAATGAGAAATAAACTAAAAACTAAACCCGTCATTTCTTTTTCCTTTTCTTTTTCTTTTGTTTATGCTTCTTCTTAAGCTTGTGATAGCAGATCGGTGTATCGGGTGGCATCACCCATTTCTTTTTCGAGAAGATATCTAAAATAAAGTGAATCACGATTGCGACACACAAACAACAGAAGAGGCATAATAGTGTTACTATTTCGTTATGACTAAACATTTGCGTTAAATCAAAACCCCACAATTAAAAACGAACTAATGTTTGGATCTCATATCAATAATCACGAGACCCACTACAAAAACAATCGTTCCAATGAATGTATAAAATTCAGGTGATTGTAATGTTGACATAAAAATCCTCCAAGATAATAAAGGACTAGATTAAAACTAGTCACCACTACCACGGATGCTTCCTGATTGACCACCAGATGGGAAGTCAACTGGACCAGAAGCACTGAGGCTACCTTTAATAGATTGACTACCACTCACATCCATATTACCTTTCACGCTACCATTACCAGAACCACCGTTACCTGTAACAGCCATACCACCCATGTTAACTTGACCAATAAGATCAATCGTTGGGCATTTAATCTCAACCTTACTACCCACTTCCCATTTAACATTATCTGCTTTCAGATTAAACGTTTTACACTCTACATTCCACGTTTCGGTTTTCATGTTAATGGTTTTATCTGATTGGATATTTATTACCTGTTTATCTAACTGGATATGAGTACGGTCTTTATTTTGAATATCAATACAAGTTAACGTACTATCGATCTGGATGAAGTTACCATCACCATCAGAGATAACAAGCTTACCATCCTTACCATTCATTTGAACAGTCCAAGCGGCTTTTTCACCGTTAGCTTTAGAGGTACGCATCTCCATTAAACCGTTAGCTGTATCCACAGTACGAGTATAACTGTTTTTGATATTTGTTGGTGTTTCTTCTTTAGCGGCTTCTTTTGGTTTAGCCGCATAAGCTTCTACTACGACCTCTTGCACACGTTTATTCATGTGCTGGTTAGTCGGTTTCCAATAGAAGGTTTCATCACCATTAAAACGATAGAGGTGTACAGTTTCACCTTTCATTAATTGAGGTGGTGTAATACGGTTACTGTCTTCATTCAGCCACTTAGCTGTAACAGTTGAACCTGTTTCCACTTTTGACTGATAAGCCTTACCGCGACTATCCACCCCTTTTGTTGTAAACTTTTGCGGGTTTAATTCTAATCGACCACGCATATTTGGTAATTGGTCTTGAGGGGCAACATGGAGTAACTCTTCATGCCCTAAGATAGCATTCTCTGCTACCACACCGATTCCCATATAACCTGATTTTTCTTGTTCTTCTGTCATTTCAAAATCACCACTATAGTAGAAAATGTTTTGATTCCTATTTTTACTTTATATAAGGAAACCAAACAATGTTAATCAAAAAACTTGTTTTACATCATTGCCATCGCTTGCATCTCTTAGAAGACCAAAGCTTTGAATATGATTTTACCCAGAAACACACGATACTCGATGGGGTCAACGGGGCAGGTAAGTCATCTATCTTTAATGAACTCTCACCATTACCCGCTAACATGGATGATTATCTTGCAGATGGGTATAAGAAGATTGTTATCGAGCATAACAACAGCGAGTACATTTTGACCTCTCAGGGTAAACGACCAGGTAAACATTCTTTTCTAAAGGATGGAGAAGAACTTAACCCCGGTGGTACATTAACCGTTCAATATGAATTAGTAGAGAACTTCTTTAATTATACACCTGCTTATCATCGTGTATTACAAGGCAAGTTATTGTTTACGGAGATGTCAGCAAAAGAACGTCGCGATTGGTTTGCGGATATTTCTGGGATGGATAGTGACTTCGTGATGAAGTTCTGGGATAAGATTCGTGCTGGACAACGTGATAATACCGGTGCGTTAAAGAACATCAAAAATAAGATCGCTGAAGCGAATCTTCAGTTACTGGATGATAAAGAAATCGTTGAAGTAGAAGAACGCCTTTCTGATATCATGAAACTTTTCAATGGACTAACTGATCTATTAAAACAATTCCCAAGAAGCGAAGTACCTATTGCACCCGTTGAGTATAACGATGATCTTACTCAACGGGTGAAACATCTTTACTTTAAATACTTGAAAGAAAGTGAAGGGATCGGTGGGATTAATCTTACTGAACGGTACCAGCTTCAAAGTGAATTACTTGAGCAAGACCGTGTTCAGATGAATGAGCTTCAAGAACAACTTGTTAAACTCACTGATGAGAAACATCGTTTTGATTTCAATAGTGAAGATAACATCGAAGAACTCGAACGTCGTTATGATGAGTATAGAGTAAGACTTGCTTCATTTGACCAAGCAACGATTGATCAATATAAAGTGATCCTTCAGTATCCTTACTTTAGTCGTGGCGATGGATTAACGGAAGTTTATCAGACTTATAATAATCAGTTAAGATACGTTGATGATGCATTACTGGCATTCCAACCATTTAGTCTTCCATATAGACAGGCTAAAGAACAGGTTAATTATAAAAGTTCTGAACTCATGAAGTTACAGGGTGAACAACAAGGTGTGCAGTTTAAGATTGGCGAGATCGATAAACAACTCCAACATCTTAATCAGCATCCTGAGACTCAGTGCCCGAATTGTTATCATCGTTTCAAAGAAGGAAATGTCGATGCAGAGATTCAACGTTTGAGTCTTGTAAGATCTCAACTTATCCAAAGAGATAATGAACTAACTGGTAACATAGATGCCTTAACAAAAGAAGTCGAGTTTGAACAGGCTAACCTCAAGAACTACGAGATGATCTTGTTAACAGTGACTTCAGATGAGCATGGCTTAAGTGAATATCTTAAAGCGACGATGACTAACGATGGAAGTCTCGGTACATTGATGCGATTGATTCATGATAATCCAAAAGCTTATCTTGGTGCACTTCAGCAACAGATTGCGAAGATACCAACTTACATTGAAGCGGGCAAAGTCTTAACCGAACTTGAAGGATTAGCTGCACTGATTCAGAAGGGGAAAGCACAAGCCTCACCTGAGTATATTCAATTGGTTGGTCGTATCGAACAGTTAACTCAATTACACGATGAAGCTTCATTTAAATATCATAAACGCCGTGCATTTGTTGAGAAGATTTATAATGCAATTGAACTGCAACGTAAGTTTACTGAACAGTTAGATCGAGTTAATCAACTTGTTGAGAATCAATCTAACTTCATTAAAGATGAAACGACTAAACTCTTTCATCAAGAAGTCAGTGAAGTCTTAACGAAGTTGAAGTCAGAGATTGATGAGTGCAATGATCGTATCCAACATCAAGCGGGCATTAAGTTTGTGATTCGTTCACATGAGGAAAATAGAAGTGGGATTGAGAAGTCGATTGATCTTCATACTCAACTGATGCAAATACTTGATCCGAAAACAGGACTCATTGCAAAATCAGTGATTGGGTTTATCCGTCATTTTGTTAAAGAGATGAATAACCTGATGAGTCAAGTCTGGACGTATCCAATTATCATTGATATTGAATCAGAAGATGATTTCACGAAGAAATATCTTTTCCCAGTGGTAATCGGTGAAGATGCGATTAGACGAGATGATGTTTATGAAACCTCACTTGGTCAAACAGAGTTAATCAACTTTATCTTCCGTATTACCCTAGTGAAGTATTTGAAGTTAGAGAACTACCCACTTTATCTCGATGAAGTTGGTGGACACCTTTCAGTACAGCACCGTAATCGTTTATATAACCTGATTAAACGGATGGTAGATCATCATTACTTCTCTCAGGTATTCATGGTCACTCACCTTCAAGATGTGAAAGTGATCATGGAACCTGCAGAAACGATATTATTGAAATAATTAAGATATGTCAAAATCACGATTTTGATAATTTCATAACTTTTTTCCGATAATATGATGAAATGACAGTTTTCTTTATTGTTGCGAAAATAAAAAAGAAAACGACAAATATGGAGGGTACCTTTCGGTACCCTCTTATTAAGCCGAATGATTCGGCTCTTTCGGAACGTAGCCTTCCGGACGACGTCCTTCTGCTATATCCTCATATCGACCACGACCAAGATGTTCATAACCATCTGGGTTAGCCATCTCAGCTTCAGTCACACCTGGCGTCACATCCATTTGCACTTCATCTTCCAATAATCCATCGACTTCATTTGTTGAGTTAGTATAAACTGCATCAACAGTGACAGCACGACGACCATCTTCAAATTCAAGTTTCACAGTCATCGTCACCTTAGTTGCACCCAAAGCCTGAGTGAACTTTTGGAATACGGCTATCGTTGCATTATCACCTGCGATCTCTTTATTAAGATTACCGCGATGTGTTGCAATACGAGATAATAGTTTCTTCTGATTGTGATCACCAGTATATTTCTTCGCGCCAAACTTACGTTTTAACCAACGCTCACTGACCATGAACCAGTTTAAATAACTTAGGTTCATTTTCATCATGATCATACGGATCATGTAAGTTAAGATATTCTTACTCTCACCAATGCGGTAAGTTGGATCGCGGAATAGCGACATCAAATCGCTTTCTTTCTGATTAGACATGTTATCGCCTCCTATTTGCTATACTTGATAGATTCAAAACGACCCACACGGAATTCTGCCACACGGGTAATAGTGATCAACATCGGATTGATGAGATTGACTAAACGACCCACGAGTTTATTCGTGTTGTTATAAGCCAACTCTTTATCTTCACAGGTTAATAAAGAATTAGCATGACTACGCATGAAATTATTGGCAGCCACCCATAATAGACGTAATGCATGACGAAATGCGAAACGACCTTCCGTCACGAAATAATCTTCAGCATGTACTTTGATTTCTTTCGGTAATGCACGGAAGTCACTTGTCATGATACGTCCACCCTTTTTGATAATATCAATCAAATGAATGAATTCAGATAACTGATCATAGATCGCATTGAAACGAGTAATGAGCTCGTAGTTCGTTTCAGTGTATAAGACCGTATCCAATTCCTTATTATCACAGTCGATATAATCATACATCAAGTTGATGATATCGCACATGAGAACCAATTCCTCATATCCATTGATATCAGGACGATTCAACTTTTTCAATAATCGATTAAGTCTAAACTTAAAAAGTTGAGTACTTAACCAAGTTGGTTTTTCCATGATTTCCTCCCATAGGAAACTTACTCTATTCTATTAATAGAACCCTTACATTTGTGCATAATACTAATACCATGTATAAGTATAGATTAATGAGCACATAATAAGGAACGACTTTGCAAAGTGAAGAAACGGGATTTGTGTCATTTCTTCATGTAGATAATATAGGGTTATAAATACCTATAGAACAAGATAGTATAACTTAGAACGTGTACTTTATTCAAAAGAATAAAAATTAAAATGGAGTGAAAGAATAAAATCATGGCACGCGAATTAACCTCAGACATGATCAATGAAGATGTGACTGAACTACAGACGAAAGATATCCCTTCTCGTCTTGAGATGATTCAGAAACGTCGTCTTAAATACATGGAGAAGATTGAACGTAAAGGTGATGACTGGTTAGCTGATGAAGGCTTATCCATTACCTATATGCAACTTCTCAATGGATTTGAAAAACAAGAGTTGTATAAACACAAATCAGCTCAAGATAAAGAAGAGGGTGATAAAGATCGTAAAGCTTATGAACAAGCTGCAGAAACCTTCCGTCTTCTTAGACAACAACGCCGTGATGATATCGCCAACGGAAATCCAATTATCGATAACCCACCTGCACCACCAAAATACAATGAAAACTTGGCGGCTCAGTTTGGTACTGATGATATTGCTGCTCAATATGATAGCTATAAAGAGCAGGATTGGAAAGATTTCCATAAAGATATTATCCGTGCAGGTAAAGATCCACGTCACATGATCGATGATGATGGTAACATCGTTGAAATCGTTGATGACGAATAATGGGAACACAAATCGAGGGTACTCTAGAGTACCCTCTTAATTTTGTTGCTATTTTAAATTCGCAGCCGTTGTTTTAATGCAGATGTAGAATTCATCTACTAACGCTAACACGACACTATAGAGTGTGACGTATTGAGCCGTTAAGTATAACACTTCTGAAATGTATTCGGATTGTTTCTTGTTCAATACGTATTTGCTATCTGGTTTATTAATACCATCCGCAATTAAGTTAGCACGATCACGAATAAGCTGAGTAGACTTCTGAACTGTTTCAGGCAATAACAACTGAGTATTCGCTGATACTTGTTGCATTACTTTACGGAACTGTTCCACATCACCATTGTTATTGAAAGCACGACCGAAATACACTTTCTCAGTAGTCGCACCAGAGAAGATACGTTTCATTTGCATTTTAATCGCATCGTAATCTTTTTCTTGATACTTAGGTTTAAACCCAATAGAAGAAAGATTATCTGGTTTATTGATTGCACGACCTAAGTACTCAGCAATCGGTGCTAGCATATCACGATCAATACTACTTACAATAGCAGTAACATCATTTAACCAATTTGCATAAGTTAACCAATCCACACCCAATTGATGAGGTTGATATACTTTAGCTACCTTACTAATCGCAAAGTATTGGCGACCTGATACGTAACGAGATAATTTACTTAACCCATTATCATCCACACCAACAAAATCTGATTTGATCTTTTGACCTAACTCAGATAACTTATCTGCAGCTTCACCAAGTTTATTGGTAAATGATTTAAAGAAATCAGAAACAGAGTTCATGAAGTCTGTACCTGGCATCCATTGAGTAAAAGCTTCTACTGCAACCGCTTCTACTTCACTTTCACCACTATCACGGTTTACTTGGATAGGATAAAGGATAGGGCTGGTTTTACGGATACTTTCTAAATCACCTTCAACACGTGTTAAAGCAGAAGTCACTTCAGGTTGTTTAACTTCTTCTGCCACTGTAGTTTCTTCGGGTGCTTCTTTATTCTCTTCTACTGTGCTTTCTGGTTCATCAGAATTCACATCCATTACATCAGTCGGTTTTTCTGCTTCCTCAGCATTTGTACCTTGAGGTTCTCTGACCTCTTCAGGATTTCCCTGCTCTTCATTAATGATAGCAGGTTCATTAACAATTTCAACTGTCATATCTCAATAACTACCTTATTATTTTAGTACTAAAAAATAAACACCACCCAATAACTCGTCAGTTTAAAATAGGATGATGCTAGTAAAGGATATCGATCATATTTATCCTTACCATACCCTTACTGGCTCACCAAAAGTTCTGTGATTACCCAAAATAGATAGTAACCTTACTGTCTATATGTAATAAACTCAAACTTATTTTTATAAGACTCGTTTTATGGAGACTTTTTATTATGGCTTTTAAACCAATGACGATGAACGAGTTCATCGATACAGCACCCCCGCTTCGTCCACTATTAAACGTATCACCTATTTTCGATGTGATCACCGGTAACTGGGAAAATGGTCAAAATGGTGCTAAGATCTTAAATGGTGGGATTATGCCTTTCATCGCATTCATTGGTGAGGGGAATACTTTTAAATCTACGATCATGAACAGTGTCATGATTCGCGTATTAGCACGTCATCCAGCAATGACACTTTCTACCTATGAGACAGAAGGCTCGTTTTCTATCTCTCGTATGGTACAACTAGCAAGTCCATATCCAGATCTTGCTAAAGAAGATTTCTATACGAATGAATCACGTTATTCATTGACTACATCAACTGATATGGATGGTGAAGACTGGTTTAATGGCGTGAAGAAATTCGCCCAGATGAAATTAAAAGAAAAATCGCAAATCGGTACCACGCCATTCATTGATGCCTCTAAACATGACGGTAAGACATTATTAACCATGCCTTACCCAACTGGGATTTGTCTTGACTCCATGAGTGAGTTCCGTACCGGTGCTTCTCGTGAGAAAATGGATAAAAACAAAATCGATGACAAAGAGGTCAACGATTACTTCATGCGTGCAGGTCTTGAGAAATCTCGTATGATTACAGAGATCCCTCAGTTCGTGGGTCGTGCAGGTATTTTCCTTGCAACGACTGCACACGTAGATGACACGATTAATATGACTAATAAACCAGAACGTAAGAAACTCACGTACATGCGTCAAGGTCAAGATATTAAACGTGTACCAAAGAACTTCTCGTTCTTAACGAACCACTGTTGGGAGATTATTAAATCTGCACCTTATTATAATAGTGATCGTACGGGTCCATACTACCCATCAAAAGAACACGGTAGTACGGATGGTAAAACCGATTTAATGCAAGTGACTTTCCATGGTCTACGTAATAAATCTGGTTTATCAGGTATCCCAATGCAACTTATCGTTTCACAATCCCAAGGTGTACTCTGGAATCTTTCTCATTACGATATTATCGCGTCTCGTGAAGGATTAGGGGTGACACGTAAAGGTCATAGTGCAACGGTTGACTTCTATCCAGATAAAGTCTTAATGCGTACTACAGTGCGTGATATCTTAGATGAAGATGAGAAACTGGCTCGTGCTGTTGAACTTTCATGTGAGATCGCACTCATGTACATGTACAAGGATAGTATCGATAACAAATATCGCATGACCTTTGAAGAGATCAAGCAAAATGTCATCGATAAAGGTTATGATTGGGATAAGGTACTTGATACTCGTGGATACTGGTTGTATGTCGAAGAAGAAAAAGAACTGAATGCGAAACCGTATTTAAGTGGATTTGACTTACTTCGTGTCGCAGCAGGTGAGTATAAACCGACGTTCTTATCGAAATAAAAGAGATGAATAGAGAAGATAGTAAGGGTAGCCGCAAAACTACCCTTACTTATAAAGAATTTAAATGCAGTTTGTTTCATTGCTATATTTCGAAATAATTTTAGAATTAATAATTAAAACATTTTGGATTTATATGACTATGAAGCAAATAATCGATCATGTTGTCGATACAATCGAAGATAGACAAGAAGGGTTATCGGATAATCTCTTCCCAAACTATATCGTTGATTATATCGGAACACTTGAATCAGACCAAGCCCAAATTCGTTATATCTACGAATACCTTGGTTATGGTGGTAATCCACCAGCAAACTTAAATGAACTATTAACTTTATTGAAAGAGGATTTCTTACCCTTTCTTGGTTTCTAGTTTATTCAACATTTAAAACGAAACAATTAGAAAGGATAATGAGAATCATGGAACACGAACCGATTTCTTATCTCAATGCTTATTTGGCATTACCAAGTAAGTTTATTGAAAATGGTTACTATCATGCAGTGAAAGAAGGTGTCCTAAGTGTCATCAAAGGTAAAGCAGAAAAAGATCCACAGCGATTAACACTTTCCTATGGAAGTGAAGATAAAGAAGCTCAAGCTTTAGCTGTAGAAATTAAAAAGCTTTATCCTGAGATCACGATCAAAGGACTTGAGCCTAATTTTGTTAAGCATAAACGGAAAGCGTATATTAAACGTAACCAGAATGCTTGGCTTCGTGCGACCCACGTGATCATTATCCGTGAACAACGTGAAACCTTAACCCAACGTTTCTTTATCGAAAAAGCGGAAGAGGGTAACACGAAGTTCGTCATGACACTTTGCCTAAATGAAGAGGATAAATCAGATGAGCAACCGCCAAGCTTTCATCCAAACAGCGGTGAAGATGTTAAAGGAAATTGATCCTAAAAATAAATCAATCGATATCTGGGCTGATACAGTAACGAAAATGACCAAAGCCCAGTTTGAAGATTACATCGAACGCTTAAGAAATGGCGCTTCTGAAACCCCTGATCTTGATAAACCACGTGAGTTAATTCCTTTGGTTGTCCCAACTTTAGATGATAACCGTATTACCGTAAAACGTAATCTGGCTATTGCGAAGAAATGGGGGCACAACTTCTTTGAACGTTGTTACATCACTGACGGTAAAACTGGTCAGACAATGTTAACCAATGTCCCTTACGGTACTTTCTTAATGCCGATCGTCAGACAGGCGCAGACATTAGAGAAAGGGATCGCTTATGAGAAAGACGGAAGTAAACTCGATGATCGTACTAACCAGATCGCCGATCACCAGAAAGGTTCATCCTTCTCTGCTCCGGAAGTACAAGCGTTACTCTCCCAAGGTCAAGAGAAAACCGTCATGGAATTCATGAAGTTCCGTGGTGGGGATTCAAAAGCCTACCAAGCCATGTATAAAGGTTTATTAGAAACTGGTGAATTCGAAATGAGTTCATACCAAGACAGCTCTCGAGTTAAATCGGCAGATGTCGCCGGTATCTACTTGAAAGCATGTCATATCGATAACGATATTTAATGAAAGGAACATGCTACCATGATCAATGACGAAACAGGTCAACCTTTAACACCAAGTCACTATACTGAAATCGCTGACTTCTTAAATCAGCGTCTACGTGATAAGATCCGTGAACTGTCAATTTACTTTTTACAAGCTAACGCTAATCGTACTGAGCGAAATGGTTTTGGTGAATTAAAACAAGGTAAATCAGTTCGTGAGCAGATCTTAGATCTCACTTGGTTATCTAACCAACTTTACTTATCTAATCTTACAACACCTTCGGGTTTACGTCAGGTATTAGTTTTACTTGAACAAAAAGAGAAAGAACGTACTCGTCTTGATTTTATCATTAAGATCACGACTGAACTACGTCTTTATCTTGGCCAGCAAGGGTTTATCGATTTAGTCACTGAATTAACTAGATCCATGAACCTTGGTCCAACGGATGGTGGATTAAAATCGAAATCCGTAATGAGTCAGTTAAACCGTGAGATTAATACAGTTGATGCAGAAACTCTCGTGGCTAACCCATGGATCGTACCGATCATCATTTATGGTTTAGACAGCCGTACAGCAACGACTATCCATGCAGAAGCTAATAAGATCGAAGAACTAATCGAAGGACAATAATCCAATGGCATTATCAGAAAGACATTTACTTGTTGATATTGATATGCTGTTTGATGTGCGTTATGCTGAACTATCACACTTTGCACCAGAAGCGGGTGTGGTATTATTACATGAAGGGAAGTATTTTGATAGAGAGCGCGATAGCGTGCTTTATTCGACCGCTAAGGTGGATGACGAGACTTGGTGGGGGACTTATAAGGATAGATTCATTTCGTTGCTTAAAGACTCTCCTATTACGTTTTTGATGCACAATATCTATCCTTTAACCAATGACTATCTTGAAGATAACCATCCAGGACAATCAGTTGTGAAAAAACTCACGATCAATATCCCGTACGGTCGTCTTGATGATGAAAGTTACTATGAGTTAAAAGAAGCCCTCTCTGAGCATTTCATGGGTTATTTTGAATCCATTAATATCCTTCATATGCCCCATGAAAAACTTGATCTTCAGTACATCAGTAAGTACTATAGCGATTACTTCTGTTATCGTTGGTATGATTGGATGAAACTTCACTATGAAACGTTAGATAAAGGATTGCGTCCCTCATTTAGAATGTGGTGGCCACGCATGTTATCGGACGTGGAATTTGAAGCGACAGATAGAAGAGCAAAAGAATTCATTAAGCAAACCGATGTATATGAGTTTTTCTTATATCTCCATTTACCTGCTTTCGAGATTCATTGGCTGGATAGATTTCAGACATGTTTCTACGTAGAACCAGAACAGCAACAAAAACAAGAGGCATCGGAATGATGCCTCTGCTTATGTCCGAATGATTTATTCTGGGATCGTTAAACCAGATGAAGTGATCTTATTCTCAAGCACTTTGATACGTCTTTGAAGACTGGCAATCAATCTTTCATTGTTCACATCTTTCGTCTGAAGCTGACCATGTCTCTCTTTGAGTTTATCGTATTCACGTTTCTTCTCTTCAAGAGCACGCTGATTCGCTACACTGTTATCAGTCAGTGCTTTTTCACCAGAAGCTAATTGTTGCTGTAATGCAAGACAATAAGCTTGTAGGTTACCGTAATCTTCAGTCATCTTTTGAAGTTGACCATAAGTCGTAGACGTATCACGTACACCACTTAAACGACTTTTCTCTTCACGAGTGCGTTCAGTTGGTGTAAGATCATCACTTTTAAGCGGTGCGATATGAGTAAGCACAGTAGGCTTACGACCTAATGCACCTTCTACCGCATCACTGACTTTAGGAATAAGATGCGCAACATCCGTATTCCCTGGTAACGTCCCAAGATCACAACTTAAGATAAAGCGTTTAAAGACATCCCCACTGACATCAGGATATTTTTCAATGTAAGTATCAGGGACGTAAATACGCTCACCATCACTACCTAATAGAGTGACGATAGAAGCATAGACTTTACTATCTGCCTCATAGACATCTTTACTGAGCTCACGTGGCATGTAGTATGACTCATAGACATTTACGCCTTGAAGTTGAAGCATACTAAAGCTACGGATTTCTTTACAGCTATAGATCTTACCTGGTTTGGCTACAAAGGGAGCACGTAGCCCCCAATGTCCAGAAACACCATAAGGAGGGGTCATCTTAGATGCCATCGTTTATCTCCTTAGATTATTCAGACGCTTCTTCAGTTACCGCTGCACGACGGTTACGAACCAATGCTTCACTGGTTCCTTTTAACTTACCGCTTGTGTAGTTATGACGAGCCACACAAAGGAACTGGATGTTCTCATACATCACAGACGCATAAAGAACACCGTTACGGGTTACTTTCGTTAAGTTAAGACCTGTATCGGTATCGGGTTCAATATTTTCAGCGGCTAATAGTAACTCATTAAGTTTAAGTACCATTAACTGATGTTGTTTATCCATGCGGTTGAAATCATCCGTACGAGAACCAATTAACGCATACTGAGGATATTTCTCGTAGAAGCTGATTGGTGCCAAACGGTTCATGGCGTTACCACAGATCAATAACCCAATTGATTTATATAGACAAGAACTGATTTCAAGGTTAGCTTTTAAGTGTGCTTCCTCGTAACCTTTCATGGCTTCTTTCGCAAATGGGATCGCATCTTTATAACGAATGGTTGGGCTGTACATGGATGCAATAGTACGGAAACCCGGTACAGAAGACATCGTCCAGATTGGCGCGATTACGTACTCGGTTGGTACGAAGAGATCTGGGAAGATCTTTTCCCATTCAGCACGAGATTTCTTACTGTTCGCTAAGATGTATTTTACTAACTCATCTTTAATGATATCTAAGTTCTCACCGATACCACCATAGATAAGAACAGTCCAAGGAATACTGATCCCTTCACCTGTTACATCACCTTTCCATTGGTAGTTGTATGTTTTAAGTAACGTAAATGGGCTATCTTCACGTAAGCGGTTTACTTTATCGTGCAATGTTTCAAGGTTGAGCTCATTACGAATACGTTGAACACTGTTTACATCTAAGAAGAAATCATCTAGGTTATCCACGATTGGAATGATCTTGATTTCGTAATATGGGTACTGCGTTTTGAAAGCTGGATCGGAGAACCAGATTTTAATTAAGCTATCGCTGTAAGTTGCTGTATCAACAAGTTTAAACTCGATGAACTGAGGTAAGTAAATACCTTTAACAGTAACCACACGACCTAGGTTAACATCTTTAATATATTGCTGGAATTCTGCAACGATTGCTTGTTTATTGGTTACGTTATTTTGAGAAATTGTACGATCGTTAGCTTTAGTTTCAAGCCATTTCCCTAATCGTATGCAGAGATCTCGTACGGCCAATGGGACTTCGATATCTGCTGTATCATCCGTTTTAGAACGGAATGAAACGAGGCGAACACCTGGTGCATCGTCTTTTGTATAATAACCTAAGTCGGTTGCATAGGTACGTCCTAAAGCGGAGAGTTCTCCCAGTGGAGAATCTTTATGACGGGTGTTGTCAATGAAATCATTGAGTGTCATAAAGGCATGTAATGAATATTTCATAAAGGGTAATTACTCCTTGACAATTATTACGTAATAATAGTATACTGTACTAGATCCACAAAAGGACTATAACGATTATAATTAAACAGAGGAACTTAAATCAATTATGATGATTTTTAACATCTTCCGATTATTCCGTTTCTTCTGGCCTTTTGTGGCTGATGTGTTCAAAAATTCTGAGGAAGAGCGACGTGTTATGATTGCGCGCATTTGTTTGATTGCAGGTATTGCAATCGCGGGTTCATGGTTCTATATCAACGACAAACTCGATGATATCGATAGCCTTCGTGCTGATAACTCACAACTAAGAGTGGCATTACAGCAAGCTGAAACCGAGAAGTCAAAATACTTAGATCAATTTAACGATGCTAAAAGTGTTTTAAAAACCTGCCAATTCCACGCCGATAAACTCGAGACAGACCGGACCCAACTCGAAACGAAAATTCATGATCTCAAAGAAGAGATTCAAGAATTAACCCAGAGTATGCGTCAAAATGAACATAGCCTGCCAACCAATCCGCCGGTACAACCTGAGCAAAAGGTAGAAAAGAAACCTGTTACTAAGCCAAAACCGGTTGAGCAGAAGAAAACGGAAAAACGCGATCGTCTCTCGGAGTTGCAATGAAAAGATCTCTCTCAAGACTCGGAATGATCATGCTAGCGTTAGGGATTCTTACAACGACTGGATGTCAACAATTTGATGGTCCTTACATTAGTTTTCCATCGTCATCACGTGCGCATGATTTTCCACCCCCACCCCCACCTGAAATCCGTCGCTTCGATTTTGCGAAGATGGATAAACGATCTCGTGAAATCGTCATTAATGACATGCTGTCATATCACGAGTTGTATGATCAATACTTAAAAGGGGTGGTTGAAACCTATTTACACACGAACTACTCTTCTATTCGGGATCGCATGTCAGCATGTAGACCGAAGTCATTTATCAAGAAGGTTAAAGCCCCACCTGAACTTCGCATTAAAGATGATGGGAAGTTTACGGATGATGAGATTATCTTGATGTTGACAAGACACATTCGTGTGCTTAAGGATAGAATTAGCGAGCATAACGAAAGAGTCGATGAGTTAATCAAAGACTATACTCGTGATTGCTTGCCACTGGAGCGTGGTTTCACTGGACACTAATTTGAGGATGTCAGGTTACCACGTAAAGCATTAACGATGTAACGAAAGTAAGAACACTTATATCAGAATGCTCATTATCTTAACCCAACATTTGTGAAGGATCTCAAATGAAGGATTTAGATGATTATGAGCACGAAAAAAGAAACGAAAGAGATTGAACAGATTGCTGTCTCTGCTGTCCTTTATACCGACGGCAGTGCAAACCCAAACCCCGGTTATGGTGGTTGGGGTATTCATGGCTATACTTATGATGCGAGTAAACCAATTGAATTAAAAGCTCAGAAAAAGAATCTGATTACTCAATATGGGTATAAGGATTTTAAGTTTGTCCAACGTGATAATTTATCGGTCTATAAAAAGATCGATGAATTTAATGGGTTTGGTACCGCAGTTCCACGTATTACCGATAACGTAACCATGGAATTGACCGCATTAGAAAAGGGCATGGACTTTGCGTTAAAAGAAAACTTTGATAAAGTCACCATTTTAACGGATAGTCAAGTTTCTATTAATGCATTGACCAACTGGTATAACACGTGGGTCAGTAATGGCTGGGTGAATTCAAAAGGTGAACCTGTTAAGATTAAAGCTGATATTCAACGGATCTACCCGAAATACGAGCAACTAGCAGCTAAGGCTGATGACTTTAAACTGCTATTCGTAAAAGGCCATAGTGGTGATTATGGAAACGATCTGGTTGATGCTTTAGCGAATAAAGGTAGCACTATGAAACAGTACGGTAAGTCTCATGAAGAACTTATTTACAAATCAGGAATAGAAAAAGTGAAAGTCGATTATCATGACCTATTTTCACGAAATCGCTGGTACTTTATCGGCGGACAAGGTGGTGGTCAATTAAACAACATTATTGACGATTACCATTGGTATTATTTGGGTGCGCTAGGTCACGGTAAATCCGATGAAGACTTTGGGATGAACCAACCAGATGGGTTCATGTCAATCGTTATCCTGAAAGAACCTGAACCTGTCATCGAAAAAGTTCAGAAAGCGTATAATGAAATTTGCAAACATGATTATTCATTTGTAGTTGCAGGTCGTCTAGATAACCTCTTAACCCCTGAAATCTACCAAGATATCATGACCGATAAAGTAGAGTTGATTTGCGAAGATAAGATGGAGAAGACATTATTGCTTCCGAATCGTAAAATCTTAGCAAAAGAATATAACCCTGCTCATCTTTCATTTTCGCAGATGGTGAAGTATGATTATCCGATGAAGTTACTGCGTAACTACTTAGGTACAACTGAAACCGTCAAGTTAACGAAGACCGATATCACCGATGAGCTTATCGAGAAACAACCCGGTAAGAAAGAAGGTGAAGTGAAGTATGCGGTAAACAGTCACGTGCTTAAGAATAACTGCTTAAGAACTCACGTTGACTACTATAATAAAGCAGAAAAACAAATGGTCAAACTCCCAATTACGTTAACACTGAAAACAGATCTACCTGATAAACCACATCTTCAGAAATTGATTCGTAACCATGGTGATAAAATTAAATTCACGATTGTTACCCATCACTTATCTGATCTTGCGGTAGGTTATGCATTGATTGCTGATTTAGGTGATGATGCAAAAGCTATTTGGGTATCTTCTACGATGACTTCGGTGATTCTTCGTAAGTAAGATCTATCATTATCTCGTCTCTTGATATAAATGGTATGCTTAACTTTCGATAAACCAATAGGCCAACGCTTATGTCATCAGTATTTACGAGACTACTGGGACGGATCACCAATTATCTCGTCCCCGATACAATCAAAAGAATGATCGTCTTAACGTCGCTAACTAATGGTGGAGAACAAGTTCCAGAAACTGAACTCAATCGTCAGCTAGATGACTTCCGTAATTACTTCAACTTATCGAGTAGTAAAAACAGTATGAAGTTTGCGGTAGAAGTCGGTCACTTCTTATGGAAAGATATACGTGGTAAATGGCAAGAAACTTACGATAATCAGCGTTTACTCGCAAAAGAAATTTACGAGTTATGCCCTTTATCTCTCCGTTATGGAAATGAGGAGAAGATGCAAAAGGATATTGTAGCAGTTTTAGATTACCTACGTAAATATCATCCACAGGCGGCGCAAGCTTAATGTGTAAGTCAAATAAGAATAAGAGGTCACTTATAGTGAGTGGCCTCTTGTTTTTGTTCGAAAAAAAAAA